ATGCGGTTACGCACCATTCTGTGCGCGGGGATGCTCGCGCTCACGGCGACGAGCGCGCACGCGCTGGATAGATCACCCGAGAACCAGGCCTCCGATGCTTCTCGAATTGATGCAATGCGCGTCAGCGGCGGAGAGGTTGATCGGAGCGCTCTCGCCGAACTTCAGGCCAACTTGCTGCGCTGGATTGGCGATCACAGCCCCTACGACGTATCGGAGCTGTTCGACCAACTGCCCGCAGTCGCCTTCTGCGATCACGGGGCGACCTACATCTACAAGGGCAAGCCCATGCACTTCGGGGATCGGTTGGCTGGCGTCTACGATAACGTGGACGAGCAGATCTGTCTGGCGAACCCCTGGGACATCAACAACAAACGCCACCAAAGCGTTCTGCTCCACGAATTGATCCATTTCGTGCAGTTCCGCAGCAAGGGCTGGTTCTGCCCGCAGAAGACCGAGTGGGAAGCCTACAAGCTGCAGGAGGCGTGGATGCGGGAGAACGGCTTGGAGCCGAACTTCAATTGGGCCTTCATACTTCTTGAAAGCGGTTGCGGTGTTCGCGACCGGCATCCGTGACAGGGTCGGATGGATTGATTTCGGAAGTATGGCTGGGGGCAGGGGAGGGCGCTTTCGCTGGTGGGCAAGAGCGTTTCCAGTTACTGTGTTATCAACACTGATCCGCGTGTCATAAAGGCTTGAAAATGTAGCGCATTTTGTAGCGCACCACGTAATTCAACCTGTAACTAGAGCCAAATCCGACCATATTGAATCATTTCATCATTCAATATGGTCGGTGAATTTGCCTCTAAAACAATGAGATAGAGCAGATTCGCGCACGCTGACGCGATCACGAAGTGATCCCGTCACCGCACGATCTGCTCTAATTGAAAAATAATAGAGTATTTTCGTTTTATCCAATCATAATCCACGTGTCGGGGGTTCAAGTCCCTCCTCCGCTACCAACAAATTGCACATTCGAAGAACCGCCAGACAGCGTGGTTAGGGTTTCGATCCGGGTCCGGGCTCGCAGGTCGTATTGACCGCGGCCCGGGAGCGGGTGGACCTCAATCCGCTCGAAGACCCGCTGCAGCACCTGACGGGACGCGGCCATATCGGCCGGGTCGCTCCGCAGGGCTGTGACGAGTTGGTCGACTGCTCGCTGGTATTCCGCGAGCATCTTCGGATGCAGGGACACCACGTTGTCGTCCGGTTGCACCAGTTTAGAATTCAACTCGTTGCGCTCCGCCTCGAGAGCCTTCAGCCGTCCTGCCATTGCATCCGAGAAGCCGATCCGAGTCAGCGTGGCCACGGCGTTGTCGATCTCGCGTTCGACATCCTGGAGGCGCGCGCGTGTGCGGCCTTCGGTTTTCGCCTGCTCCTTCGCCAGCCGTTTCCGCGTGGCGTCGTATTCACGGACAATGGCTGCCAAGGTGTCCGGCGACTTCAGGTCGCGTTGGACGGTGGCCAGCACGCGGCTAACGGCATCGGCCATGACGACTGTCCGGGTGTTCGAGCACGCGGCGTCACCCTGCTCACGATTCGTTGAGCAGGCGGAACGCCCCTGATACCGGATCTGATATGTCCCACCGCAGACGCCGCAGCGCAGAAGCCCGGACAGAAGATGCTTCTGGTTCCGCTGGATCGGACCTGTCTTGTGGTCAAACCGACCCTTCTGTCGCTGCACCGCCTGCCAAAGCGGCTCGTCGATAATCCGCAGGCCAGGCATCTCCATCACCACCCACTCGTCGCGCGGGTTCGGGCGAGAGACGCGTCGTCCGGTGTCAGGATCCTTGATCATGCGCACCCGGTTGTAGACCAAGGCGCCGCGATAGGCCTCATTCCAGAGAATGCCGGATCCGCGCTCCCTGTTGCCGCTAATGGTCGAAGCCCGCCAATTGCCGCCAGCGGGCGCCGGAACAGCGTCGAGATTGAGCCCGTGCGCGATCGTCCGCGCCGGCGCTCCTGCTGCGTACTCCGCATAGATGCGCCGAACGATCTCAGCCTCGTCCGGATTGACCGCGCGCAATCCCTTGACGGGCTCGCCTCTGGCGTCGAGCTCACCGCGCACCACGTCGTACCCATAGGCACGTCCGCCGGGAATATAGCCGGCCACGGCCCGGCCCATCTGACCGCGCCTGATCTTCTTTGCAAGGTCGGCCAGGAACAGCGCGTTCATCGTGCCTTTGAGCCCGACGTGCAACTCGCTGATCTCGCCCTCGCCGACTGTGACGATCCGGGCTCCGGCGAAGCCGATCCGCTTGTAGAGTGCGGCGATATGCTCTTGGTCTCGCGACAGGCGGTCCAGAGCTTCGGCCAGGACGATGTCGATCTCTCCGGCCTTCACGGCTTCCAGCATGCGGAGCGCCTGCGGGCGGCTGAGAAGATGGGCGCCGCTGATCGCATAGTCGGCATAGACGGCGGCCTCGGTCCAGCCTTGACGTTCCAGATAGGATCGACATAGGCGCACCTGGTCGTCGATCGACCGCTCGCTCTGGTGCTCGGACGAATAGCGAGCGTAGACGCCCACCCTGGTCATGATGCGGCCTCCCGCTTGCGCTGCTCTTCAGCATGATGCTGCGCGGCCAGCCGTCGGGCAATGATCTTGCCTATCTCAACCGCGGCCTGCTTCTCCGTCAGGGGAGGCAGTTCGGGATTAGGATTGTCGGCCGGGCGCATGGGTCAGCGCTCCGTGTTCGCGCTGGCACAACGTTCATGCTGGTCGGGCTCGCATCGCGCGTCAAACTCCTGGCCGAGGCGCTGGAGTTCGGCCAGGCCGCTGCGGTCTGCCCGCTCAACACCGACGCCCGTATCACCGAAGAGCTCGGCCGCAAGCTGGATGTCAGCGGCCCAGCGCTCCTCGTAGCTTCCCGACGATGCGAAGACGACCCGGGCGATACCTGTCTGCACGATCTGCGCAGCGCAGTGGGCGCACGGGTGGGCGGTGACGTAGATCGTGCAGCCGAGCAGGTCGCGCTGGGCGAACAGGATGGCGTTGTGCTCGGCGTGGAGGGTGAGGCGGAGCTTCACGTCCCGGTCGGTCATGCGTGCCCCGTCGTCGGCCAGACCGCGAGGCAGGCCGTTGTAGCCGGTCGACACGATCCGGTGCGCGGGGTCGGCGATCACCGCCCCGACCTTGGTGGATGAGTCCTTACTCCAGGACGCGATCAACTGCGCCACGTCCATGAAGCGGAGATCCCACTTGGTGATCGCCATCGCTCAACCCTCCACCGGCGACTGAGTCAGCGCGACAAGGCCGGACTCGTCCATCGCCCGGCGGATCGCAGCGACGACCGGGCCCGCGGCTTCCTTGCTGTAGTGACCGCAGCGCTCGGCCTGATTGTTGAATGTCCAGGCGATGTGCGCGCGTTCACGGGACAGTTTGTTCGGCTGGCGCATGACGAAGGCATGCAGGCTCGCCTCCACCTCTTCGGCATCCTCTGACAGCGCGAAGGTGAAGTGGTCGTCCACCACTATGGCCGGCACGTCGGCGGGCGACCATTCGTCCCGGGCGTTGAAGCGGTCGACGGCGCGGACGGTTATCCAGACCCCGCTGGTCTCCGGACGATCCGAGACACGGTAAGCATCGTAGCCGTGCCGGGTGACGGTCTCGCGGAGCCGCTGAATCATCGCGGTGTAGGCGGTCAACGACATCTCGCCGAGGGTGGTGCTCTCGCCGGTCATTGCGCGGGTTCCTTCTTCGCGTCGGCCCGGATCCCGGCGATGACCTTGCGCTCCTCGGCCGGCACGTCCTCGGCGAAGGCCAGGCGCTCGATCGCCGGGTTCGCGCGCAGGAACTCGGCCCGGCCCGCCGCATCTTTCCCGCCGGTCGAGAACACCGCCCGCAGCGCCATGGCGTAGGCGCCGTAGTCTGCGGCACCGGTGCTGTCATCGACCGGGATCTTGACGTGCAGCGGGCTGTCCTGGGGGCTGGCCGCCTGTTGGTCATTGGCCTGGTCGGCCTTCTTGGCCGCCGGCTTGGTCTCGGCTGGTTTCTCCGCCGGTTGGTCGCCGGGGAAGAGGTTTTCCGCCGGGGCGGCCGCGGCAGATGGCGCGGGCTGCTCCTGCTTCGCTTCTGGTCCTGGCGCCTCAGCCTGGGCCGGCGCCTGTGTCAATGCAGCCGCCGTGGTCTGCTGGCTGGCGGGAGGCAACGCCAGATCGGCGGCTGTCGTCGACGCGCTAGCCTCTCGAACCGGTTCGGCGTAGTCCTCGACCTCCTCGCGGACGGCCAGTCCCTTGAGAACGTCGGGGAACTTGTCGCGCAGCGCGAAGGCCCGAGCGCGCATTTGCAGCATGCGCCGGCGGTACTTCTTCCAGATGTCCTTGTCGATCAAGCCAGCTTCCCTGGCGTCGGCCACCGAGAACGTCTGCTCATGGACGGCGCTCTCGCCGCGGCGCTTGACCCTGCAGATGGCCCGCAGTTTTTCGCCCTCACCGTCCCACGTCTCCGTGATCTCTTCGGCCAGACCCGATGCGAGCACCAGGGCCTTGGCAGCATCACCCCAGACCAGAGGGCGACCGTTCACCACCGCGATCGACTGCACCGCTTGCATCGGCGGAAGGCCAACCTCGAGTCCATGGAATATCGCCGTCACGATCTGCTCTTCGGTCTTCATGTCCTTCGGCGCGAGGTTGGACCGGCAAATGAGCTGGGCCATGCGCCAGGCCTGGTCGAGGTCCTGCGGAATGACGGGGGCGATCCGCCCGCCGGTCGCAAGCGGCGCGGGCATGCGCTGCGGCTGTGCGGCCGGCGCTGGCTCGTGGATGGTGACGGCGGTGGCGGTGGTGTCGGTCGGCTGGCTCATAGATTCTGCTCCTGGTTCGGCTCGGCGAGCCGGATTTGGCGAATGCGATGCTGAAGAAGCCTGAACTGCATGGAGGCGACGACGCTTGGATGCTTTGGGCGCGGGCCGAAGATGTAGAACCACCGGCCCGCATCGATCTGGCGGGCCAAGTCGCTCATGCTGCGGATTCGCCTCCCCGGCCGAAACTTGTTGGCGCGCGCTGCCATCATCGGATCCGCTCACGTCAGATTGTGGGCGGCGATGTCGGGCATGCCGGCGCGCTTGGCGGCGCACCACTGCTCGATGACGTGGAGGGCCTCGTCTCGGTCGAGGTTGCCGCCATAGTTCATGCGGCCCTCGGTGTAGACGAAGATGGAGAACGCGACCCGGGTGCCGGCGATCTTCTCCAGTCTCTCGTCGAGTTCCTTCATCACGTCCTGAAGCTCGCGCGACACGCGCGCCATAGGGCTCTGGTCGGCATATGGCAGACTTCGGGTGTCAGGCATGATCGCCTCCTATCGATCGAGTGGCGCCTGGTGGCGAACGGCCGCCTGGCGCAAGAAGTCGGTGGAGAAGGCGGCGGCCTCGTGCTCGGCCTCGCGCCGGCGCCGGGCCCAGAAGGGCAGCCCGACGCGGGAGACCTCGTCCTCGCCGGCGGCCGGCCACTGACCGTCGCGCCGCCACTTCTTGAACGCGCCCGACGGCGGCCACACGCCGGTCTGCTCGCACATGGCGAACACGGCCCGGGCCCAGTTGAGCTCGATCCGGCCCCAGCCCAGGTCTTCTGGGTCGATCTCGACTATCTCGACCTCGAAGGGCGGATCCTTCTCCTGGAACACGATCAGGTATCGCGGGTCATCGTGGAGCCCGCAGGCCTTGATGCCCTCGATGTAGTGGGCGGCGCGGACGTGGTAGCGATAGCGCTCGATCGCCCGGTCCAGGTCCTCAGCGCGCAGCGAGACCGTGGTCTTATAGTCGGCGAAGAACTGGTAGCCGGCCGGCGGCTGCCAATCGAGCCGGCAGCGGCAGCGCAGGCCCGTGGCTGGGTTGTCCCAGACCAGCGTGACCTCCGGTGTGCCGCCGTGGTTGAACGGCGCCATGGCGAATGGGTGAGCCTCCATGGCCTCCTTCATCCGCGCGACCTGCCGGAGCGGCCCGTCCAGAACCAGGTCGCTGCCGGTGGTCATGTGGAGCTTCTTGGTGTTGGGCGACCGCGGCTCGTGATACGGCAGCTCGATCTTCCGGGGCTTCCGCACCTCGTGCTCGACGGCCTTGCGCTCGATGATGATCCGGTGGGCCAGCCGGCCGAACTCCAACGCCTGAGTCCGCTTGCCGCCCTTGTTCCGCCGGGCCAGGAACTTCGCCGGCGACATGCCGGACAGCAGGTCGATCGCGTCCGACGCGGAGAAGGCCGGATCCTTGAAGTAGAAGGCCTCGCTGAGGTTGGCGTGCACGCCGGGGATAAGCGCCATGGGTCAGCCCTCCCGCCGCAGGACGCGCAGCGCGACGTAGGCGAGCGCGACCAGCAGGATCAGGGCGCAGGCGCCATGGAACCAAACCGGCACCAGCATCTGCGGCAGCACGGAGCGGATCAGACCGCCCAGCACGCTCGCCCAGACGGCCGCCGCCGCGATGCAGAGAACGATCATGACGTCCCTCATGCCGCACCATCCACACCGGAGCCGACCGGGTACTGGTCCCAGGTGGCGCCGTCGAGTTGCCGGCCGGCGGCCTTCTTGCCGACCTCGCAGAAGGTCTGCCAGTCGTCATTGCTTGGGTCCGCGCCTAGCCGGAATACTTCGCTGGACCGGTAAACCTTCTCGCCGACACGGTTCATCGCTATGGTCGTGACGTCGTCGGGGTGGCTGGCCGGGTCGTGCTCGAGCGCGCTGTGCCATGTACCCCACTGCTTGAAGTGGAACGGCACGCCGGCGGCCACGCACTGGTCACGAAGAGAGCGAGCCCAAACCGGGTGCATCGGGCGGGCGTCCCGGCCGCTCTCACCCCCGACAACAACCCATTCGATGCTCGGCAATTCCCCCGGGATCCTCGTGGAAGTGTTCATGCTGCACTCTGATGGCGAGCGCGCGAGGTAGTCGCCGCGCGTCACAAGGCCGCGCAGTGCGTCGATCCATGGCTTTCCGGTGGGGTTGTATTCGCGCAGATTCGTGAAATCCACCGGTCCCAGGAGCGGCTCGGCGCTGACCCATCGAACAGCGGCCGGCGTGTCGAGCAGCAGCGGCACGCGCTCGTCGGCACGGGCCTGATCCTCGACGCTCACGCCGAGCCAGACGTTCGGTAGAGGCCACTGCCATTGCATCGCCTTGCAGTTGCCGTCGTCGGTCCAGAGGTGGTCCTTCTCGGGATCGGCTAAGCCGAACCGGCGCAGGAACAGTTCGCACTCGGCCTCGACTTTCACCCTGCGGCCGGTCTCTCCGCCGGCCGGGATATCGAGGGATGTCCCATCGGGGAACTTGAGTGTTTGAGGAAGGGTGCCCTGCCATTTCTCCTCGAACCACGCGCGCATGCGGCCCGGTCGCTTCGTAAGCACCTGGAAGGTGTGCTGCGGGCACAGCGCCATGACGGCGAACACTTGGTCGATCCATTCGTCGGGAACCGCCTCGTGGAACAGATCGCCATGGGCGCACACGAAGATCCGCTTCGGCTTGCGCCACCGGATGGGCTGGTCGAGCCAACCCTCGTTGAAGCGAACCTCGCCGCTCCAGACCGGCCCGGCTTTCGTGTCCATGGTCAGGCCCTGCCGGGATGGGTGATGCTGCAGCCGGGTGCCGGCCAGCTTCATGGCGTAGCAGTTCGTGCAGCCGGGGGAGACGACGCTGCACCCGGTGATCGGATTCCACGTCGCGTCGGTCCACTCGATGTGGGTGCCGTCAGCCATGCTATTCTCCGTCGTCGGAGTTGATATGCGGACGCCCGCTCGCGTCGATCTCCACCGGCACGCTGAACCACAGGCGCCGGCCGAGCCGGTTCGCCGGGAAGCCGAAAGCCCGGCGCGTACGGCGCGCGGCTCGAGCAACGATCGGATCGCTGTGGCAGGCCAAGCCCCACAGGATGTTGTTGCAGACCTGGGTCTTCCAGCGGCTCGGCATCTCTACTGCCTCGGCGCCGCCCAGGATCGCGCGGATCTCCAGCAGCGTGGCGAGCGCGGCGTCTTGCCGGAGCTCGGCCCTGTCGAGGCTCTCGACGGCGCTCATCCGGCCAGCACCAGGATCATGGCAGCCCAGAAGGCCGCGCTGACCAGCGTGACGCCGACGACCTGCCGCAGCGGAGGGAGTGAGCGAACGGCGCGCATCATGCCACCATCCGCTGGTCGAACGGCGCAGTCTCGAGCACCACTCGGAAGCCCTTCTTGCGCACGCCCACCAGGGCACTGCCGAAGGTGAAGCGGGACGCCGTCACCCAAAGCGGCGTGTCCGGGCCGGCGATGAACCAGTCGCCATCGGCACGGGCGAACCGCTGGCCCAGCGCCCCCTCCAGGGTCAGGCGCACGTTCCGCGCCAAGGTCTGTGCCGGTGTCGACCCAAAGGCGAGATCACCGGACAGCGGCTCGAAGGCGCTCAGGCCCCGCGGGAAGCCGCCGTGGTCAAACACCACCGGCCAACTCTGCACCGCTTCGTCAGCCAGTGCCGCCATCAGCTTGTCGATGGTCAGCATCTTGCGGGCGCGCATTGCCCGCGCCGGTTCGGAGATAGGCACCAACCCGTCGGTGCGCAGTTCGGACGCGTTCAGCATCGCGATCCTCCAAGAGGCGCCCGGAAGTGGGTGGGGTGTTCGAAGCCCCACCCGCGTCAATCCGGTGTTCGTCCTCTAGAAAGGTCCGCACTCCCTGCGGAGGGATCACCGGTTCGATCCAGGTGATGCCCCAATAATATTCACACTATGTGAAAAGTCAAAGCTTTTATGTCACATCATGTGACAATAGATTTTCAATAGCCGCATCCAGAAGGCGGATATCGGACCGGCCCTCGGGTCCATCGGCCTCAAGCGTGGGCGCAACGCGGGCGCGGAGGCATCTGAGTTGAGCGAGGGGGGCTCCTGGATCCGATCGGGCGATCAGCGCCTCAATGTTCTCTGCGCTGGCGTCGGCAACGATGGAGGTGATGCGTGGATCAGCTTCAGAGGCGGAGTCGAAATCACATGGCATGGCTCAGGCCCTTTTCTCGCTCCAACCACCTCAGTCGCGTTAGAGTTGCAGCGGGTTGCACGCTTGTCAACGCAATTGAGTAAAACTATATCTATCGCCAATGGTTAGGTGAGATGGAGTGCGTGCATGACGTATGGCAGAAGGATTGCAGCGCACGCCAAGCAGGTTACTGGCTTGCGGCGTCAGCAGGTGCAGCGGGTGCGCGCGGCGTGCCAAGCCCGCGAGCTTTCGACCCGGCAGGCGGGCCGCCTCGTCGGCCTTTCCCAGGTGCGCGGGCTCTTCGCCGACGACTGGGCCCCACCACAGGACGTGCTGGACGCGCTCGAGGCCGCACTGTTCGGTGAAGACGATACCGGGCTGGAGCCGCTGCATGCCGCCACCATACCGTCGCAGGCGGCCGTGCGGCTGTGGGCGCCCAACCTCGTCGAGGCGGTCGAAGTCTGGCAAGGGGCCGGCGGAGTATGGTCTCAAAACGTGGCGGAAAAGCTCGAGAAGATCGGGTTGCTCGATCAATCGACGCTGGTCCGGGACACGCCCCGGGGGCTCTATATCGAAGGTCGGCAGGATCGGCTCGGATACTGGCGCTCAGCCACGGCCGGCGGTGGCGGCGTGATGCTGTTCGACCGGCCGGACCCGGAATACAACGCCTTCGTCTTTAAGCGCGTGATGGGGGCTCTGGCGGCCGGTCAGCCGTCGATCGAGCGGTGCGCGGGCTGGTGCGGGTTGATCGGCATCAACCTGCGATATACAGCGGGTCTGTACCCGTTCGCGAAAGCGCAAGGTCGACCACCTGAGATCGTTCTGTCACTGGTGAAGCCCGATCCTGATCTAACACCGCCGCCGCAGCCGCCTTCCGCGTAAAGCCCTCGCTGGTCCACACCAGGTGCCGCACCTCGCCGCCCCACTCGATGCCGAGCGTGCGGGTCTCCACCGGCGGGTTGATCTTGGCCATGACCGCCTGTCGCGAGAACAGGAAGGTGCCGCGTGCGGCCCGGGTGGCGATGGCGAGCATGTCCGCAATCAGCGTCGCATACCGGATCCAGTCTCGGCTGAACGGCGTGCCGCCGCGGTTGTCGCGGGAGACCCACGCGTCGCCGGTGAAGCCCACCGTCCCCATGATGGCTGATGCAAGCGTGAGAGCGTCACCCTCCAGCCGCATGCGAGGCCCGCCCTTGAACAGGCTGTTTTCGGCGAGGTACTGCGCAAGGCTGAGGTTCCCGAGGTCGTACATACCCATCTGCATGGCGCCCACGACATGGTCATCGCGCTCCGCCAGGATCCCGAAGACGTTGCTGGCCCAGGTCCGGCCTGGATCGAAGGCGCCGAAGACTGTTTCCGCACCACGCGAGAAGCCACGCGCGCGCTCGCCGTGGCGGTCATAGACGATTCGCACGCCGTGACGTTCTCGCAGCTTGAGGACGCAGTGAGCGACAAACTCGAGCGCTGATGTGTCGGTGGTTACGACCGGCGGAAGATCCTCGCCGGCATCCATGACTTCGGCCGCCTGAACCATCCCAAACCTCCGCCTGTCCGCCGACGTTAACTATAGCGCCGATTTCGCGGTTGAAGGCAGGGTTTCGATGCTACTGGGCGACTTTGGTGGGGCGGCCGCGCCTAGTCCCCTGATCGGCGCCCATCTTTTCCATGATGCGATTGTAGAGATCGTTCGGAAGAGCCCTCGGGTCGCCCCGGAAAATCCAGTCAAGCGAGATCCCGAATCGTTCGCAAAACGGGATGAGCGCTATGGCGTTCGCCGCCCGCCGACCGTTTTCCCATTGGGACAGCCGGGTGCGCTCAATACCCCATGCCGAGAAATCGCTCTGCTCCAAGCCGGTGGCTTCGCGGCTGGCGCGGAGGCGCTTTCCCACCTCGATCATCACATCTGCATCGGTGCTCGGGTTCATGACCGGATTATCGCCACACCGTGTGACCATGCACGTAACAAACGAGGCTTGCATTAAATGTCACACTATGTGAAAAATAGCAGGAAGCTGATCGAGAGAGCACGAGATGGTTATCACCACGGCCTCGCAGTTCATTGATGAAATAGGTCCGGACGTCATCCGCGATCGTGTTGGCGGAAGCCGCAGTCGCATTGGCATGTGGAAGCTTAGGGGTTTCCCGGATAGCCGTGAGATTGACAGCCATCTTCGCCAACTCGCGGTTGAGGCGGGTAAGCAGGTCGACTGGTCTGCTGTTTATGCCGGCAAACCCAGCGAGGCCGCGTGATGCCGGCCGCGTTCGCTCTATTCCCTCCCCTGCCATCACTCGCCTCATGCACCGAATGTATGGCGGCGCGGAGTACACCACCATGAGTAACGATCTCGGCATCACCCATGATCTTGCGATCAAGCGGTTGAAGGGCGCCATCCGGCTGGCGATCCCTGACGCCGCCCGTCGCCGGCATGTCAGCGAAGTGACGGGCATCCCTATCCGAACCCTGGAGAGCTACGGCAACGGAGAAGCGGCGCCTACCCTGGTGAACTTCCTGTTGCTGTCGCGGGTCCTGGGCGCGGCCTTCGTCACCGACGTCATGTCGCCGACCGGACTGCAGGTTTCGCTCCTGGAGCCGGGGAGCATCGATCCGCACGAGCTGCTGACCGCGACCTTGCACAACGCGGCGGCGCTGTCCGCCGCCCTGGACGACGGCAGGCTCGACCATCGCGAGCGCCTGGCCCTGGCGCCGGCCGCCCGCGAACTCGGCTGCGACCTCATCGCCTTCTCGCACTCGATGAAGCCCGAGCCGTAACGAGGCCCCTCGGGCGCGTGTCCCCTTGCGCGCCCGACCCCCGCTGGCGGCGGCCTGTGCCACCCATGTCCCCGGCCGCCGCCAGCACCCCAGCCCCCTTACCCGACCGGGTGGGGGTTTCGGCAGCACCAGCCCAATGAGGGCTGTTGATCGGAAACCCAAGAACAGAAGGAGGCATAGATGAGCAGCATTCGTCTTCTCGTCGCGCCGCTCGCGTTCGCGGTGATCGCACTGGTGGCCAGTCTTCCAGTCGATCGCGCGTATGCGGTGGCGACACACGATCCGACCGTGCTCAAGGCATTCGACCTGCATCTCGACCGCGACTTCATCGCCCCCACCGAGGCGCTGACCGTCGAACCCGTCCAGCGCGTCGACACTTCGAAACATGAACTCATCGGCCCGGACGATCCGGCCGCCGTCGGATATCGCAGCCAGAGCCGCAGCGGCCTGACCGCCGACAACCTGCCCCTGCGCGCCCTGGAGGTGGCGCCGTACCGGTCCGCCTCGGTCCGCTCCCGCCATTAGAGAGCCTTGAGGCTCATTCGGCATTCACCCCTCAGCCCCGCCCGGTTCGTCCCGCGGGGTTGAGGCGGTGCCGGGCCCTGCCCATGCCCGGCGTGACTTTTTGGGCGATTCCTCCCAACTGCCGCGGGTCGGATGGGCCACCAACCTTCCCGCGGCTTCTTTCCCCGGTGGCGAAGGAGACGGCAATGGCCCGACCCAGAAAGAGCGAGGAGGTCGAAGTCCTCGCGAATGTCGCCGACCGTGAGGCGGCGCAGCAGGCAGCGTTCGAGAAGCGATACAAGCTCGAGTGCGAGATTGCGGCTCTTAAAGAAAAGCACATCAAGCCGCTGCAGACCGAGATCAGCACCATCACCGGCCGGCTGGCCGATCAGCTTCAGACCGCGCGGAAGTACATCAATGCGGCCTACAAGCCGTACGCGCTGGCCCGTGATGCAGACGACTTCGACGACGAGGACGAGGGCAAGGAGGTCCGCGACCAGATCCGGGCCCTGTTCAACGGCCTGCATAAGAACGGCATGCTCGACCTTGTCGAGATCGCCGAGGCCGCCAGCGGAAAGAAGGGCGGGGGCAAGAAGGCTCAGGCGAAGGCCGACAACGTCGTCCAGATGTCGAAGCCGGCGGCCGAAGAGCCCGTCCAGGACGACCTGATCGACGAGAACGCCGACAGCCGAGATCCGGAGAGCGACTCCTCCTTCATAACGGCGCGCGCATCCGGACAGAATGCGGCTCGGGCTGGATCGTCGTTCAACGACAACCCCTATGAGAAGGGTAGCGGCGAAGCGACGGCGTTCGAGATCGGCTTCCTCAAGGAGCAGGGAGCCCTTGCCCACGCCGGAGGCAAGAGCCTGAACGACAACCCGAGCACGGAAGGCACCGACGGCTGGGCCTACTGGCGCAAGGGCTGGCAGGCCGCGGCCGATGCCGAGTTCTCCGGCAAGACGCCGATCAGCGCCGGCGATGGTGACGACGAGATCGCGCCGGAAGAGTTCGACGACGAGCTCGCCGGCGACGGCAAAGTCCAGGCCGCGGAGTAACCGATGATCCTGGCCCTGGACCTTGGGACCAAGACCGGCTGGGCGGCAGCGGAGCGTAATGCTCCGTTTCTGCCGCCCATGTCGGACGACGAGACTGCCGCTCGCCAAGCGGTCCGTCACTACATGCACGGCGTCTTCAAGGGCCCGCCGTCCAATCATGGGCTGCTGTTCCGCCGGTTCCGATCCTTTCTTACCCAGCGCATCGAGCGCCTCGGTGTCGAGCGACTGATCGTTGAAGCGCAGCCTATGCAGGACCTGCGCTCCGCTGCTGCCGCTGAGGTCTTCCTGGGGCTGAAGGCTTGCGTGGATGAGATCGCCTACGACGCGCGGGTCCCCACGCACGTGCTCAACACATCGACCATGCAGCTTCATGCCGTGAACACCGGCCGAGACAGCGGGAAGAAGAAGCGCGCCGCGCGCCTCGCCGCTTTCGGTTATCCGGCGATCGACGACAACCAGGGCGACGCGATCTTCGTGCTGTCGTGCTGGCTGGCCCAGCAGGCCGCCAAAGCTGCGGAGGCGGCAGAGTGATCCAGATCAGCCTGCGTCCAGCGCTGCGTTCCTATCTTGACGATCTCGTCGCGACTGGCGTCTACGGCGACACGCCGGGCGACGTGGCCCGTGCTCTGGTGGAGCGCGGCATTCAGGACGCATTGCGTGATCAGTTAATCACCGCCACGCGGAAAAATGAGGATGAGAAGGGTCTGCCGATTGCTGAGCCGGAGGACCGAGGTCGGGAAAGGCCGCTTCGGACTGAAGCGTTGGCGGCTCACCATCAGAAGAGCGGGGAACGGCTTTCACACCGCAGCCGCTCAGTGGCAGAGAAGAACAACGTTGCAGTCATCGCCGTGATCGAGGCGGTCGGCCCCAGGACATCATCAGCGGAAATCGCCGCTAGGACGGGCCTGGCCCGTCAGTCGGTCAAGCGGATCCTTAATAGGCTCGAGACCGACGGACGCATCCGAACGCAAGGCTGGGCACGATCTCGGATGTACTATGTGGGCGGCGGTGATGTTCCTCAGCCGCCGCGCAACGAAACAGTGTCCGTGAAGCCGAAAGGCAAGCGCGGCCGGCCCCGCGCCGATGAGCCGCGGCGCCGGTTCGAGGGACGTATGGATCTGGAGCCTGAAAAGGTTCACGGATTGCCGGACGGCCATCCGGCGCTGACCGAAGAGCGGTCGCTTTTCCCCACCACGGTGATCCGGGCCACCGAGACGCCTCGGGTGTTCGTCTCAGGACAGAACCAGCGCAAGCTCGGCGACCGCGTTTCCAAGGGGCCCTGGAAGGGTATGCCGATCTACGCGCTGACCCTTGAAGAACGCGCGACCTGCCCGACAACATGTCACCACTGGAACACCTGTTTCGGTAACGGAATGCCGTTGGCCCGCCGCCATGCGCACGGGTTTGAACTGGAGAGCCGTATAGAGCTCGAGGTCGACGACCTTGCACGATCACACAGCCAAGGGTTTGTGATCCGGCTGCACGTGCTCGGCGACTTCTACAGCGCTGACTACGTCGAACTGTGGGGCCGGCTGCTCCAGTACCATCCCGCCCTTCACGTCTTCGGCTACACCGCCTGGACGCCCGATACCGAAATCGGCGCAGCCATTGCCCGACTGCGCAGATCTGAGCCAGATCGCTTTGCCATCCGCAATAGTCTCCCTGACGTCTCCGCCCCGCAGGAGCGGCACATGGCAGCGACGACGATCTGGCGGGTCGCCCAAGGCCGACAGGCTGAAGGCATCGTGTGCCCAGCGCAGACACACCCAAGCGTTTGCTGCGGCTCCTGTGGTCTGTGCTGGCATCCGGAGATGCGCTCAACCCCGATCGCCTTCATTGCCCACGGCCGCAAGTCAGAATCCGCCGCGATCCAGGACGGAAGCGTATCAACCGTTGCGGCCGCGCCGAAAACTTATGTCCCGCACAGAAAGGGAGGGAACCCCGCCGGCCGCACCACTGACGCTTGGGACTCGGAGAGGATAGAACAACTCCGAAGTCTCGTTTCTCAAGGGCTCACCGCCAAGCAAATCGCCCACCGAATGGAGAAGACCAGAAACGCTGTCATCTCCAAGATTCGCAGCCAGGGGCTCAAGTTGCACACGCCGTCTCGGGGCGGAGTCAAGCGCGTTACCGGTAAGGTGTCGCCCGCCCGGAAGACCGAAACGCCGGCCTCCACTGCGCCAGAACTCGAGATGGTCCGGCCGCCGAAACAAAAGTCGGTGAAGGGGCGCGCGCCAGGAGAAGGTTTGCGGCGCCCCCCGCCGCCGACACCAAAACCGAGCACCGCGTGGAAGCTAGAAAAGCCAGACCACGCGGACGAGCGCGGCCAGATCGACGCTTGGCTGGCAAAGAATGGAGGCTCCGGAAGGCGGTTTGGCGCTGGAACACTATTGTCACAACTCCAAGACGCGTTCGGCAGCGTCGGCAAGCGTATCGAGTACAGCCCGAACCACAAGCGGGCGAACGCACCCTATGAGGTCGACGGCAAGCGGTGGATCAGCCTGGAGGCAGCCATCAAGGAAGCGGACAAGATCCGCGCAAAGCAGGGACGTGAGCCTATCCAGGCCCGGAAGCAAGGTCGGGCAGCATGAGCGAGATCCGAATCGATCTGCCGCCATTGCGCTATCGTACCATCCTGGCCGATCCGCCTTGGCTGTTCGAGACCTGGTCCGAGAAGGGTGAGGGGAAGGCCGCCCAGGCCCACTACGATTGCGTGCCTACCAGCGAGTTGAAGAACCTACAGGTCGGTCACCTGGCGGCCCCTGATTGCCTGCTCTTCATGTGGGCGACCTTCCCGATGCTGCCCCAGGCCCTGGAGGTGATGACGGCATGGGGCTTCCGGTACGTCGCCGGCGGAGCCTGGGCTAAGCAGTCCTCCACCGGCGGGAAGTGGGCGTTCGGCCCTGGTTACCGCCTCCGGATCGCTTGCGAGCCGTTCCTGCTTGGCGTGATCGGCCGGCCGCCGATCCTGTCGAGGTCAGAGCGCAACCTGATCGTGGCGCCGACGCGAGAGCACAGCCGCAAGCCGGAGGACCAATACCGGAAGATCGAAGCGATGGGCGAACCGCCCTACGCCGAGCTGTTCGCGCGGTCGCGGCGGTCCGGATGGGATTGCTGGGGAAACGATGTCGACCGGTTCACCGGCGCGGAGGCGGCCGAATGAAGCCCTACGTCTTGCAAGAGTGGTCAGGCCGCGGCGAGTTTCTGGGCTGCGAAGCCTTCGACACCATGCCCGCCGTCGAGAAGTCCCTGTTCCTCTGGATCCAGATGATGGCCAGCAAGGGCTACGAGCTCGCGCCATTCCCCGGTGGGGTCGTCGCCTGCAAACGCGACGCATGGGGGCGCAGCCAGCCCGAGATGATGGCGATTATCGAACCCCAGCGCCCCGCGGTGACCGGCGCCGCCATCCCAGATTGGATCCGGGCACCGGTGGGAGCCCCAGATGATCCGAACCCGGTTAGAGGGGTCGTTCGGTGATGGCGCAGGCATCCGACTGGAAATCCCGGCTCGATCTATTGGCGCGTCGATCAGACGCCCGACGCTCGGCGATCGACGCGTTGCAGTCGCGTGCACCCGGCGACATCGACAACCAGATCACCGCCATGCTGTTCATCGGGATGTCAGAGAACTGGATTGCCTCGCGATTCCAGAAGCCGCCGTCAACCGAGCACTTCGCCTCCAACCAGCGCATGACGATCGCGGCCGTCATCCAACACGTCATCACCGCCATCAAACGGGTCTCGCGGGAGGCCAACGGGGAGCACGATCTGCTGATCGAATTCGCTGCGTTGCCGCAGCCCGAGAACGACAGGGAGATCGCGCAGCAGATCCGGGAACATCTCGGATGGACCCGAACCGCCACCGCGAGTGCGAAGCGAAACCACCTCAACGCCAAGGTCGCCAGCGTTCATCTGGATCGCGCATCCTGGACATGGCAGCCCTTCGAGGGCGGAGAACCAGCGCTGGTCTTCCCGGTTTGGGCCGTTCCTCCGCATGGTGGGGGTGGGGTCGCGCCTGGCATTCCAGCCCACCCGGGCGTTCCCGTAGACCTGGCTGCGTATTCCATCCTCTCCGACAAACTCTACTTGCGCACCGGTGCCGCGGTCTCTCTTGGGGAGCATCAGCTTCGTGACATCGATCGCCGGCGGGAGACCGCCGGCCACCTCCTGGTCTCAACAACACCTCGGGAATGGATCGTCTCCGGAGGGGAGGGCGTGATGCCGATAGATTGGCGGCAATTCTATCACAACGTGTGCCGTCACAAGACGCCGCTGGTCACCCGCTCAATCGATGCCGGCAAACAACTGCGCGCCCGCCTGGATGCACTGCAGCCCGCTCTACCGCAAATCGGAGTGCTCGCTTAATGGGTCGCGGGAGTGCATTCGTGCCGCTGGACCGCGCAGAGACTGCGGAGGATCGCCGCAGGTCGCGCGAGGCGCTCTCTGGGCCGAATAACGTCGGAAGCGAAGTAGCCCGAGCCCTGCCGACGACGGACGCGTCGACCCTCACGGAAGCCACGCTCCGGCCGCGGGAATGGTGGTGGCAGGACTGGATACCGCTCGGAGAGGTGGGCGTTCTTTCAGGCCCTGGAGGCACTGGTAAGAGCTATCTCGCCCTGATGCTCGCCGTCTGCTCAGCCGTCGGATACTCCCTTGCAGGCCGCGACGTTGCCTCGGGCGTGACCCTCTACGTCTCATGCGAGGACAACAAGGACGAGTTCCAGAGACGCCTGGCTAAGACCTTGGCGTATCTCGGCCTGACCTATGCCGACCTCCAAGGGAACTTGCACATCATTCACCGCGCAGACCACATCGACAACGTGATGGTGCGTCTCGTCGACTGGAACGTGGTGACGACAAAGTTCTATCGTGAGGTGTGCCTCACGGCGGAAGCCCTCCGCCCGGCAATGGTCATGTTCGACGGCCTCAACGACATCATCGAAGTTCCCGAGAACAACCGCAACTTCGTCAAGGCCGCGGTCGGACACCTGCGAGGCTTCGCCCAGGAGATCGACACCACCGTCCTCGCCCTACGCCACCCCAGCCGCGCCGGAGAGGCCAGCGGGGACGGCTTCAGCGGCTCCACCGCATGGGAGGGCGCCTTCCGCTACTTCCTCTACTTCAGCAAGCCCGAGCGGGGTGCCTCTGAGCGGATCCTGAAGAACGTCAAAGCCAACTACGGACCCGACGGCATCGAGGTGCCGTTCATCTGGGACGACGAAGCCGGCCTCTTTGTCGTCGACGATCCGGACATCGGAATGGTCGCCCAGCTCCGCCGCATGAGCGAACGCGAAGTGTTCATCTCCGCTGTTCGATCGCTGGTCGAGGCCGGCCAACGGGTCACCGACGGCGCCCGACAATCACCCTCCTACTTCGCCAAGGTCATCAAGCGCCAGGTCCCCCACTTCCGATCCGCCAGCACCGTCAAAATCGAAGCCACCATGCGCGAGTGCTTCGACCACGCCGAGCTCAAGATGGGGACCATCATCGACAAACAACGCCACCGCCGAGAGAGCATCGTCCCGGCCGACTGGGTCGATCCAGAATGAACCGCTCGTACCAACTGGAGGTTGCTGTGAAACATAAAAACGGCCACAGAAAAACCACCATAAGTCATGCGCCCCATCTGCGCCCCATCTCCCCGATTTGCGCCCCATCTATGCTAAGTCATTGTAATCATTCATGCGCCCCATTGCGCCCGGTTTTTGCGCCAGAACTCGGCCATTTGCGCCAGAACTACGCTAAGTCATTGGTTTCACTCCTGCGCCCGGTTGCGCCAGAACGCGCCCGGTTGCGCCCCAACTGGTACCCCCTCCAGGGGTGGTTTTGGGGTTCACCCAAACCCCACCACCCCAACGCAGGGGGTATGAACTCCGAGGCGGCGTCATGAACCGGTTCAAACCCGTCTCGGAACCTGGCGAGAAAATCCGGTTCAACGTCCGGCGCGATGGCGTGGTCGAGTCCGTGACCATCGGGAAGCAAGTCTATCGCTTCGAAGGCGTCAGACCGTTCCAGCGAAAAGACGGCGTGACCGTCTGGCGAGTCTGGTGGAGCGCTCGCTGTGCGGACTGTTCGCAGACGTTCGAATCCCACACGTCCACCGGAACGCCACTTCGCCCCCTACAGATGATCCGCCGGTGCGAAGACTGTCGCCGAGCGCGGAAGAGGGTCCGCAAATCCAGGTCAGAACCGAAAACGGCGCCAGGAGCCCCGTCAGCGGCGTTCACCCCTATGGGTAGGGTCACCCTGCGGACAGGTGGCGGAAGGGCCTCCACGGTGCCCCGCAGCGCCAAGAAACGGGCATCTAACGTCGGGGGAGGGAGCGATATCGGCGTCAGCCTGCAGAAACGCCCGAAGGAGACGGACGATGTCTGAAACCACACCCGCACCCAACCCGCCCGGCTGGATCGTCAACCCGACGAGTGCGGAGGGTCTGAACTGGTTCGCGCTCAGAGTCACCCCGCAGCACGAGAAGGCGGTCTTCCGCGAGCTCATCGACCTGGCGGCCAATCCCTTCTGCCCCGTGGCGGCTCGGTGGGTTCGGCTCGCCTCAGGCGGGAAGGCAAAGCGCAAGGTGCGGAGGCAGTACGCCCTGCTCGCAACCTACGTGTTCATCGGGTTCGATGATGCCCCAGACTTCTCCGTCGTCGATGACGTCGCCGCCATTCGCGGGTTCGTCTGCTTCGACAGCCAGGAGCGGGAGCCGTCCACGATCCGGCGGGAGCAGATCCAATCCCTGATGGACCGGCAAGCCCGCGGAGTGTTCGACACGCCCGATTGGGAAGCGAATACCCAGCGGGAGACGATCAGCTACCGTGCCGGCGACAAGGTGCGGGTCGACCTGCCCGGCCAGTCGGATCAGGTCTTCGAGGTGATGCGGGTCCGCAACGCCAAGCACATCCTTCGGGGGCTGGGATTGCTCGGCAAGGAGGAGATCACCGTGAGCGATCCCCGCCGCATGGAACTGGTCACCGAACGATGACCGGCCGCCTACAGATCTACGAACAGCGCGGTGCCTTCCTTCGGCCGGCGGTGCAGGTAGATCGCCGTCGTGTTCGGGGAGGCGTGGCCCAGCGATTGCTGCGCGGTCTTCAGTTGAGCACCACCGTCGAGCGCGTCCGTAGCGTGAGCGTGGCGGATGTCGTGCACGTGAGCCTTGACGCCCACCCGATCGGCCGCCGCCGTCACGATGCGCCACGCCGTCGCGCCGTCCATCGGCTTGCCAGCACGGCCGGGGAACACCGGGCTATCGGCCTCGAGCGCGTTCGCCTCGATCCACGCCCGCAGGTCGCGCCACAACTCCCGACGGATCAGCACCACCCGCAGCTTGTTGCCCTTGCCCCGCAGCGTGGCCTGTCCGCCGATTCCCTCTCCGGCCATGTCCGGCCGCTCCCGCAGCGCCGCCACCGTAAGCCCGCGCAGCTCGGCATTCCGCGCCCCGGTCAGGTACGCGAACCGGATCAGCAACCGGTTGCGCTCGTTCGGCTCCGCGTCGACCATCGCCCGGATGTGGTCCCGCTCCGGAACCTGCCGTTCGGTGAAGTTCCCCGGGTCATCGCTCCCGCCGACCTTCGGCAGCCGCAACAGCGTCGCCGGATCCTCGGCAAGGTGTCCCGCCTTGGTCAAGAAGCCGAACAGCGAGGCGATGGACGAAAGCCGGTTGCGCCTGGTCGACGGAGCCAGGTCGCCGATGGACGCCGCGTAGGCCTCCAGATCGGCGATGGTGACGCTCCGCAACGCGCGGCCCTGCAGGTGGTCCTGGAAGCTCCGCAGCGTGCTGGCGTACGTCTTGCGGGTCAACTCCGGGTAACGGTGGAGCCAGAGCAAGATTAGCTCGGCCTCGCCCCGCTCGCGCAGCGGCACCGGGGGCATAATTTCGGCGGCATGGGTGATGGCCATGGCTCGGTGATCCTTCACAGTTTGACGGTCTCGGCGCCGGCCGGATTTGCAGCACGGGCGGAGAAGTCGCAGGTTACCGACAAGCCGGGCAGCGCCGGCTGTATCGCTCGGATGATGGCATCGCAGAACGCCTGCGCCTGTGTGGTCAGCGCCGGCGGCATATCCCCGCGCTGGGACGGCGGAGTATCGACCCACGCCGCCCACTCTCGCGGCACCACCGGGAAACCGCAGGCGAGCACCACAACGTGCACGCCTGTCTCGGTGGGGCGGACCTCGACCACCGGGCCCGCGGGGACTTGCTGCGCCTTCACGGCCGCCCGGATGGCGCGCTGCGCCGTCTTCGTCGTGTCCATGGTCATCTCACGCGGCCCTACTGTAGCCGTTCTCAGGCGATGGGCGATTGATCCTCTCGAGCGTGGCAGCGTAAACGGCCGCGAGATGCTCATCGTTCAGTGCCTGATACGCCTTCTCGGTGAGGCCGAGCTTATCGCGCCATCCCCAGCGAACGCCGCGCAGGTTCCGAACAAGCGTCCATCCCTGCAGGCCCAACTCCTGGAGCCAGTCATGGAACGGCTTCGCCGTCGGGTTCGCTTTCGCGGCTTCCCATCGCGCAAGGTCCATGGTGCGGATGCGCTGGCGCCGTCCTTCGAGGAGCGCTTGCGCGTTGGCCTCGATCCGCGACGGGTTCTGGAGCGCATGCCAGCCCGGGCGGAGCACGATCACCACCACGTCACCGCCGGCCAGCCGTTCGCAGGCCTCGCGCGTCCCGACATGGCGGACGTAGCAGCCCCGTTGCACGGCCGCGAAGCATCCGTTTTCGGATAGTGCGGCGACCCGCTCCGGATCAGCCGCAGCTACCGTCACCGGCTCGCCGGCGATAGCCTCGCACCACTCCCGCGCCGTCTCCAGCTTCGTGGTCTCGGACACGTCGACCAGTTTGCGGCCGTCCCGCGCCGACCATGTGAAGCGGAGAAGGGCCCACTTCGTGCGGTCATCGTTCTGCCGGACATGGAAGATCTCGCGGGCGACGTCGCCGGAGTGCCAGGCCAGATCAGCATCGGCGACTTGGCGCCATCCGATGTAGTCGTACGATACGCAGCGCGTAGCCGTCGATTGCCTGTGGACTTCCCGCCGGAGCGCCTTGCGCTTCGCCCGATCAAGCGAGGGAATGCGGACGTCATCGGAGAACGGCCGCGACCGCCCGTCGCCCCCTTCCGACAGGTACAGCCGATAGAGCGCGATCCGATACCGCGCCGGCTCTCGCTCTTCGTCCGTTTCCGCCCGGGCGTATTCGTCCCACTCGGAAAGCGGCGGCCCGTAATCGCTCCGGTCGTCGGTGAGCAGCTCGGTTAGACCACGCTCGCGCGCCTCGCGCTGATATTCCCGCCGCTGAGCAGCATCGGCCCACCGCTCCAGGTTTTCGAGCGTGGCGCGGGTGCGTTCCTCGGCCGGAATGGCCGCCGCCTCCGGAACTCGCTCGATGGCCCGTGCAAATCGGGCGTCTAGCGCGCTCATAGCCGCGGCCCGGTCGGCTCGCTCCTGGAAGTCGTAGAGGTATGAAACCGGGCCCTCGGCCGCGGGAATAGCGGCATGATCCCAGCCGGGAATGTCGATCTTCGCCAACAGCTCGCCGCCGGTTCGGACCACGGGCGCCCCGTAGTAACCGCCGCCGGAAACGGTGCAGTCGTGGAAGAACTTCACGGAGCGCACCGCCTTGATAGACCGCCTGTAGGGCAGCGGGTCGCGAGCCGTCGCCTTCCGCGGCTCGGTGCCAGCGGTCAACATCGCCTCGCACCATTCCACCTCGACGCGCTCATACCCGGACAGATCGATGCCCAGCCGCTGCGCCCGCCATTCCGCGTATTGGATGGCCCGCCCGGCGTGGTGGTCCCGGTCAAGGCGTTCGCGGGCGTCGAGACTGCGCAGCCGCGCCGCCGCGGACTTCCCGCTTTCGATGTCGTCGATTTGCTTGGACAGATCGGCCCGGCCGTCCGGCCCCGGATCGTCGGCGAACCGGAAAAGCGTCGGGCCGATGTTGAACTCGCAAGCCTCGTTGGTGTAAGTCATCGCTAGGTGTCCTTCCCTGGTCGGATTGATGCTTAGAGCCGGGCGCGGTGTGATGGCCTGCCCCGGCTCGCCTAACTCCTGGCGTTCAGGATGCCACCGGCTGGCCCGGTGGTCACCTCAACGTCAGGTCTGCGCGGTGCCGATCTCCGAGGAGCTCGCCGCCTCCATGATGCGCTCTGCCCGGTCCCGCAGTATCGCCGCCGTCCGCCGATGGTGCCGGCGGTGCCGAGGCTGTTGATCCGCCATGGCGTCGTGGCGCTTCGCCTCGGATAGGTTCATCTCGGCGAGTTGCTTCAAGCGGTTCGCGCTCATGGTCACGCCGCCTTGTCGATCTGCAGCGAACCCAGAACCCGGCGGACAGCATCGCGGCCCGCGTTGTTCAAGTGCCGCTGCCAAGCGCCGAACCGGGGAGACCACCGGAACCCCGCCGACTTCAGAACGGACCGCGTCGCCTCGTCCGGCTTGCCCGGGAATATGAGCTGGATCCGGTCAGCCTCGACATTCTCGACCACCTCGACAGCACCGGCCGTCGTGTTGTGGCTGGTCTCGACAGGCGCGGCCGATTGCTTAGCCTCCATCTCGGAAAGCCGACCTTGCAAGCGCCGGATCTCCGCATTGTTGTTCGATAGTTCGAAGCCTTCGAAGCCCCGTCGGCCGATGTAATTCTTGGCCACCACCTTGAGCGCGACGGACCGCGAAAGCCCCGTTGCTGCGATGACCGCGTCGGCTAAGGCCTCTTCGTCGTCCGTCTTGGCGGCGCGAATGGCCTTGTTCGCTGCCTTCATCATCTCCTGGCGTTCTTCTCGCTTGGCGATCTCCGCCCGGAGCAGGTCGACAGCGTCGGGATTACTCCCCCGGATCGGGCCGTCTGGCCTGCCGTGCGGGAATGCCCGCCGCTCCGTCGCCCGCTTGGCGTTGGCCAGGTGGTCGCGGATCTCCTGATAGCGGCGATCCGAACTGGCCTGTTTCTTCTCATTGGAGCGCACCGGAAACTTGGCCGGGCCCACGATGAAAGCGGACGCGCAGCGGGATTCGGCCGACCATGCGGCCCGCCACAAGGGAACGTGGCGCGCTGCGAAGGTCTCCGCCTCCGCCGCCGGATCGATCGCGCCGCCCTGGACGGCCAGCCGTGCCAAGTGCTGCGCGAAGTCGGTAACGGATGCGGCAATCTCCCGAATAGCGCCACGGGCCCGCCGTTCCGGGTAATGGCTCAGGGCGCGCCAACAGTGTTCAATCTCGCCGGCCTTGATCGTGACGGAGTAACCGCCGGCCGTGATGGTGACCGCCTCGCCTTCGCCAGCGACTTCGCAGTTGATCGCAGATTGAGCGGTGTTGCGCTCATCGATCGCCCGCCGTGCTCCATTGGGCCCGGCGCGCTGAGTGATGCAAACACCGTCTTTCACGACATCCCAGCAATTGGGAAGGCGCCGATAGATCAGATAACCGCCGTATTCCTCCGGTGTGGCATCGGTTTCATAGATCGCGGGGCCGTAGCTCGAGTCGTGCGGCTTGTGGAACGGGTTGCGATAGTTCGCCATGGTCTCAACTCCTGAACTTGGGGAAAGGCGGGGGCGCGATCCGCCCCCGCGTCGGATCAGATCAAGCGGCGACCGCGAGAGGGGCGCCCTTCAAGCGGGCCATCTCCTCGGCAAGCGTCCACATCGCCCGGTTCAAGTTCCGGTTCTGGTCAATGCCCTTGACCTCGCGCACGGATGACCGGCGGACTTGGCCTTCCGCATTGCGAACCCAGCCGCGTTGCCCGCCTCGGATCACGTTTTCCTGCAGACGGTTGAAGGTCGACCACAGGTCAGCGCCAGCATCTGCGGAGCGGCGAGATGTCAGAAGGCGATCCGCGGCAACGGGTGCCTTCTCTTCCTCCTCATACCGGAGCGAATGAACCGCCTTGGCAAATGCCGCTTGTTCCCCATCGGACAGCGGCAGAGCCTTCATTTCGTGGACGTCGTGCATTACCCGGTCCGCATCTTCCAACACCGTGAAGGCGCCTTCGATGACCTTGGACACCGCGTCGCCGGTGTGGTTCACCTTGGTTTCGCCGAACGTGTCGCCGGTGAAGAGACCATTCGCGCAGACGAAGCGGAAAACCCCGTTGATCATCTGATAGCTCGACGTTCCGTCATGAGCGTTGATCAGAATGATTTCGTGCGCTTCGTCGTGTTCATTGGTTCGGGACTGATGGCGCAGCCGCACCATGTGCTTGGTGAAATTCTCTTTGCCCTCGACCCGGGTCCGGGACTGCTGCGCGAAGAACGGTTGGAAGCCCTCGCGCATCAGGCCTGACAGCACTTCCGCCGTCGGGATATAGGCGTATCGGTCGGACCGGCTTTCGTGTGCCTCCGCCGCGAAGATCGACGGGACGCGGCTTGCGATAGCCTCGAGCGTGAGCGGCTCGGCACCGCGTGCCGCAATCATTCCGCCGTTGCTCATTCCTCGCATGTAACGGTTCATGGTCTCATTCTCCCTGGTCGGTGATGGTGGCCCGGTGATGGCGGGCCCGGGTTGTGGCGTCAGGGTGATGGCCCTCCGCCGTGGTGATGATCAGTCCGCGCGCTGGTAGCCCAGCCCGTCGGCAATCGCGGTCAAACGCGGGTCGCACTTCTCGCCACGAATGAGGAATTCCCCGCCCGTCATGGCGTCGTATCGGGTGCACAGAGCCAGCCCAAGCGCTCGCCGTTCCGCATCGCAAGACGCGTCGGAGATGGCCAGAAAGAGCGGCGGAACCCCTTCGTTGTCGGGGAAGTCATCCGCCATCACGTCGTGCGCGTAGTCGTCAATCATCTTGGCAACGGTCGGGTTTTCCATGGTGGTTGTCCTCGGTTGTCTGGCGTCCACTCATGCCGACCTGATCGGCCGGCATGGTGTGGATGTCAGGAACTGGCGTTCTGTTGTTCCAATTCTTTCGAGGGGAATAGGACCGCCGCCCCGCAGCGCTCGCACCCGTACCACGTGCCGCAGAACGCCTGCTCTTTGGTGGCGGGCTTGCGGATGCTCATCGCTCCGTGCTGCGAGCAGGCAGGCAGCGTCATGGGCAAGTTGATCGTTTCCATGCCAGCGATTCCCTTTACTGTGCCCGCACGGCGTAAGCAGGGCAGGTGACCTGCAGCCCATTCGGGTTGGTCGCGACGATCATCCGTTGCCGTTGCTCGACCACGGTGCAAGGCACCCACGGCCGCGCGGCACCGTCGGGGAAGTAGCCATCGGGGACCAGCACCACGGCACCGGCCGCGAAGGTCGGATAGTTGTCAGTGCTAAGCGGCTGCGACGGGTCAAACGTCGGCTCTTTCGACAGAAAGGCGAAGTTGATCCAGCGGTGATGTGTTTCGCCGTCAAACAGGACTTCCGCCGAGCTATCGCCGACGAAGCCAGCAACGGTGCCGATGCGGCAGCCCTCAACATACGATCCGCACCCTTCCGCGATAGCAACCCGGTCACCGACTGAGAACGGGCGAGCCGTGGTGTTGGTGGCATCGTGGGCTTCGATCGCCTGCCGCATAGCAGCGACCAGCTTTCGCCCCCGCGCCTTGCCGCTCTCTTTGTGGCATGGGCTTTCCGCGCCCTCCTCGACGTAGGGCAGGGCTTCCGCCAGCAGGTTGATAAGTTCGGATTGATCCATTGTCTGTTCCCCTGGTCTGTGGCGCTGCTGGGTGATGGCCTTGCACCGCGCCTCTGATGTTTATTAATGTAGTGTTAGAGACGGCGTTATGCAAGAAAAAACGCTGCGCATTATGCAACATTTTAGGGTGCCGTTATGGATCGTCTCACGCCACTGCAACTACGCTGGGCCCTCGCCGCTTTCGGCATGACTGCCAGCTCGTTCGCCGCCGAATGTGGCAACCATCCCGAAACCATCCGCCGCGCTCTCCGTGGCAATCTCAAAGGCGCCTATCTGTCGCCGCGCCTGTCGGCCGCCGTCCGCGACTACTTCACATCGCGAGGCCTAGTATTCGCCGAGCTAGACGGCAAAGTCGGCGTGTTCGCTGATCCGGCTCTAGGCGTCCCGATCCGACGCCAGTCCGCCGATGATGGCGATGGATCGGACGTTGACCGATAGGCGCAGGCTATCGATAGGCGATGGCTATGGTTGGCGAGCTGGCCCGGGTCGCGTGTTGCGAACCGCTGCAGGCCGTCCGCGACCGCGTGGCCGCGACCCGTTGCCGAGCCTTTCCGCCGACCGTCGATGCAAGAGAACGCCATTTTTCTTGCATCAATGAGGGCTCCCCGCTGCCCGGTTTTCGCCCCGCAGGCCCCACTAGGTCCCGTAAACTACGCGCTTGAAAACCCTGAGATTTTTTCTTTCGGATGGGGTTTTCGCGGAGGTGGTTTCTGGGGGATTTCGAGGTGTGGAAAGTGGGGTTGGAAAAACGCTGGGGAAAATTCGCCTGGAATCAGTGGGTTGAATGGTCGGCGATCGGGTGGAATGGCAGGGCGCGGGATGATTGATGTGTTGAGACTATGAGTTCGTGAATATTGATAGGCAAAAACGATTGATCGGTTTCCTGCGGTGTTCGGGGCGGCACAAATGCTTGGGTTTTGGTCTGTAACGGGCACCAGATAGGCGGCGCCGCATAGAAAACGGTCTATCGATAGGGTTGACCTATTGATTCGGACGGCAGATATTGCGGTCTGGACGAGCGTAGATCTGAGCGGCAGCCGCCGGAAGGTGAGCCGAGCCCCTTGCGCCCCAGGCCGGCATGGAGTTTCCGGCCCAGTGCGGAAGCTATGCCCGATCGAAATCCAGAGTTCTTGTCGAGGCCAGCGATGTCATCACCGAGTACGATCCGGAAGGGTGGCAGAGCGGCAATGCGTCGGCTTGCTAAGCCGTAGCCTGGGCTGAGTTCCAGCGCGGGTTCGATCCCCGCCCCTTCCGCCAACTGATCGCGGAGGGTCGCGCGGGATGGTCCGCAACCGGTCTCGAAAACCGGGCCAGCGCTCGACGTTGAGGGTTCGACTCCTTGGCCCTCCGCCATACATGGTCTACCGGGCAGGCGGCGCAGACGGCGAGTGGCGCACTGGTCTGTAAAACCAGCACATGGGAACCGCAGTAGGTTCGAATCCTACCCTGCCCACCATCTTCGCGGTCTTGGCCGAGTGGTCAGGCACCGGGTTTCCACCCCGTTGACGTCAGTTCGAATCTGACAGGCCGCTCCAACTCCTGGAGGCTGTGTTGCCGAACAACGGCAGTTGGTTGCCATATCGGTTCGTCGCATGCGTTGCGCTTTTGGCCGCGGCCATTCGGAAAACCACGAGCATTGGCGGTCACGACGGCTACATCGCAGGCAAGCTGGTAGATGCGGGCTATTTCTGGCCGGTCGCCCTTTTCGACGTCGGCTGGATTGTGGCGGTTGTCGCGGTAGCGATCCGCATAGCCAGGTTCGGAACTGAGCCTCGAACTCGGGCATAACTGAATCGATGAGTGAGACGCCAGACTTGCGATGGTTTGATGAGTTTCCCAGCTGCGTTCGCTGCGGCAAGCCGTCATCCGGCGTACTGCGCGGCCTGGGAAACGCCAGCTATGGGCACCACTGCAAGAAGTGCGCGGAGCGTCGACTAAAGGCGTCGGCCAAGGCGCGTGGCGAGAACCCGACATAAAGGAACCCCGCATGTCGACCTCAACGCCAGTAACGCCCCAGTCTCAGGCCGTGATCGCAGCTCAGTACCTGTTCGATGCGGCGCTGGCGACGTTCAACGCTCGGGTCATCCAGGGCCAGCCGCACGCGATTAAGCAGGCACGGGAAGAGCTTCACGGCCACCTAGATCATCTGCTGGATGCCCGCCATCAGCAGCTTCATGCGCTGATCAACGGCGGCACCTGATCCCGTCTCCCTCCCAGGGGCTGCCAGGGCCGGCCCGGCGAACCAAGTCGCGATGACGTGTCGGCAGGCGGGTTGATGGATAACGGACCAATCGTGGCGAGCCCTGACTTTCTGGAGGCTGAGAATGGATCCTCGTGAGATCGATCGGGTGGTCGACGACTACAGCCGAAGCGCGCGCCGCCAGGTCCTTGGCTACTCCATCGCGGCTCCCTCTGGCTCGGATCGAGTATCTGAGTTCGAGCCTTTCGATGTTCGCCGCGCTGTTGACGGCCGGCTTGCGGACAGCACCGGCGCTGAACTGACCTTCGACGGGTGACGAGATGGCGATCAAGATCATCAGCGAGGAAGGCCGCGGCTACAGCACTCGGATAATCGACACCGAGTCCGGCCAGGATCTGACAAAGCTCGTTTCTGTCGCGCTCGGCGCAACGATCAGCATCGACCAGATTGTCACCTTGCGCGCCAGCCTCATGGCGATCGAGTGCGAAGTGACGGCTGATGTCGTCGAGTGGCGAACGAAGAACCCTGCGACTGGAGAGTTCGAGCCGCTGGCCGCTATCGAGTTCCGGGACGGCCGTCGTGTCGAGTTCAACCTCAACGGAAGCATCAGCGTCTGGGAGAAGGGTTACGCCGTTGGCGGCTCTCTCTCGACGGATGAACGGGAAGAGGACGACTCGTGATCCACGTCATGCTCGTCGAGTTTGTCCCTACGGATCCAGAGGCCTTTGCGCACTGGCGGCCTTTCACGTTGCCCGTCGAGGCGGGCACTCCTGAGGAAGCGCTGAGGAAAGCCGAGGCAGCGGTTGCGACTTTGCTGCCCCACCTGGGATGGCAGCTTTCCGGGCGTGTTCCGATGATCAGTGCGGGCAACGCCTGCTACCTGACGATTGTCGATGGCGCAGTTGTCGAAGTTCCGTGCGATCACCAGAAACCCGGAGGCCCCCATGCCTGAGTACATTGTTACTCATTCCAGCGACCCGGCGCTTGGTCTGGGCCTGGACCCGAAGGGCGAGCGCCTGAACACGAAGGTGGTGTGGGTCTCGAAGGACTCCGCGTCGCGGTTCAGCCGTGAGGCTGATGCGAAGGCGTTCGGCGACACGTTCGCAAAGGGCGCATATCGGGTTACTCCGCTTGAGGAGCCGTCGGCACCGCTTCGGGTGATGGAAGCCGAGCCCGAGCCGGAGAAGACCGCGCGACGCAGCTTCCTGTCGGGTCGCGGGTCTGCCTGATGGCGAACTACGAGGATTGCGGCCCGTCGGCTTACGACTGGGACCTGATCAAGCCGGACTGGGAGAGCGGAATCCTCACCGTCGACGAGATGGTTAAGCGGCACCGGATCTCGCGCGACATGCTGCGGGAGAAGGGGCGGGAGTTCGTGGCGTCTGGTGTATGGCAGGAGCGGCCTCGCCAGGCGGGGCGCCGGCCGCAGGCGCTGCTGGATCAGGCGAAGGCCCTGCTGGCGCAGGGGCCGGTCAAGCATCCGGACGTGCCGTACTACGGCGACTTCACGATCGGTGGGCGGGAGAAGCCGCCGACGATCACCGGCGTGGCGTCAACCGAGCCGCGGGTGATCGCCTACAGCAAGAAGGTCGGCGAGCGCATCTGCGACTTGGTTGCACAGAACTGGTCGCTTGAGGAGATCTGCACGCTGCCGGGCATGCCGGCCACGTGGCGGGTGATGCAGTGGCTGCGGAGTCCCGAGCACCAGGACTTCTGCACGATCTACTGGGACGCTGCCCGGGCCGCGCTGCTGCTCCAGCTCGATGAGTTGGACAAGGAGCTATCTGAGGTAGTGGCCGACACCAAGAAGCGCAACAAGAACGTCAGCAACGCCCGGATCCAGGCCATCCGCGAGCGGCGCCAGCATCTGGAGTTTAAGGTCACCAACCTGCTGCCGCACGTGTTCAAGGGCATCGGCCGGGCGACAGGCCGCAACGCTGGCGACGTCGAGAACAAGAGCCGCCTGGGCGGACTGGCGGCGATCGCGCGCAAGGGCACCGATCAGATGCTCGAGACCGGCGTGATCGACCCGATGACGCGCAAGGTGAACCTGAAGGTGGTCAACGGCGGGAAGAGTTGACGTGCCACGAAAGGTCCGCCGGAAAGGGCCCGGTCGGTTTTCGGAAGAGGCGCAGATCGCGCTGCGGATCCGGCAGGACCCGCCCTGGTTTTTCCGGAATGTCCTGGGCTATGAGCCATGGAGCATGCAGGAGCGGATCGCGCTCAGCGTTCGGGATAACCGGCGCACCGCGGTTCCATCCTGCCATGGCGCGGGCAAGTCGAAGGTAGGGGCGGGGCTCTGCCTGTGGTTCGGGATCGCATTCCCGGGCTGCAAGATCGCGACGACGGCGCCGTCCTTCCGACAGGTGAAGAATATCATCTGGGCGAACATGCGCCAGATGCACGAGCGGGCCCTCATGCCGCTCGGCGGCGAGCTCTTCACGACCAGGTGGGAGATGGATCCAGAATGGTACGCGTTCGGGTTCACCACCAAGGATCCGGACGCGGTGTCCGGTATCCACGCTCCGGAGATCTTCATCCTGCTGGATGAGGCGGCCGGCATCCTTAACCCGATCTGGAAGGCGATCGAAGGCCTGACCAGTTCGGCGTTTCCGCGGGTGCTGTCGATCGGCAACCCGACGGACCCGACGGGCGGGTTCAAGAAGGAATGCGACGATCTAGCGGCCACCAATCCGGAGGCGCTGATCAGGATCTCCGCCTTCGACACGCCGAACCTCCAGGCCGGCAAGATTGTCATCCCTGGCCTTACCACTCAGGAGTGGGTCGAAGAGCGCAAGCGGGACTGGGGCGAGGAATCCCCGCTCTACGTCGCCAAGGTGCTGGGCGAGTTTCCGGACCAGGCGGACGATGCGCTGATACGCATGTCCTGGGCTGAGAAAGCGAAGGTTGCCGAGTTCGATGATTCGGGCGAGCGGGTGCTCGCCGTTGACGTCGCCCGCTTCGGACGCAACCGGACGGTAGCGTATCTTCGCGAAGGCCGCCGGTATCGTCGGCACCTCCGCAAGATGGGGCTCGACACGGTGCAGGTGGCGAACCTGGTTTGGGAGCTGATCGAGGATCTCGAGCCCGATCGGGTGGTGATCGACGACAGCGGCGTCGGTGGGGGCGTAACGGACCAGATCCGAGACAAGATCAGATCCGCCGGCCGTGGACCTGAGATCGACGCCTTCAACGGCCAGAACCAGGCGAACGATCCGGACAAGTATTCGAACCGGCGCACCGAGGGTTACTGGACCCTGCGCGGGGATTTCCGGGAAGGGCTTGTCGACATCGAGGACGGCGACGAGTCCGACGATGTCATCTCGCAGTTGACGTCGATCCGCTATCGCACGCGAAACCTGGGTCGGCAGGAAGTGCTCCAGATCGAGACCAAAGATGAGATGGAGCGCCGTGGCATGCCTTCTCCAGACGACGCCGACGCGATCATGATGTCCCGCGCGCCTGCCCAGCAGTCGAAGGTGGTGCGCTTGGCTTGGGGTAGCTGATGGCCGACCTCAATGTCATGCAGGCTCTATCGATGGTCACGCAGCGACTGCGGCTCGCCTGGTACGGGCAGTCGGCGCTGTTCGATGGCCGCCGGAAGGTCTGGGACTCGCTCGGCTACCCGGGGCTACGGGAACGCACGGCGGAGTTCTACTGGTTCCGCTACAAGTACCAGGACATCGCGCGCCGCATCGTGCGGGCGCCGGCGGACGGGACGTGGCAGAAGCCGCCGGTGGTCCAGGAGGACCCTGATCCGGAGGTCTCAACGCCGTTTGAGCAGGCTTGGGAAACGCTGCAGAAGCGGCTCCACGTCTACGCCATGTGCAAGCGCGCCGACCGGATCGCCGGCATCGGACGCTACGGCGTGATCCTGCTCGGCGTGCGCGACGGCCGCAACCTGGACCAACCGATGGGGACGCTGTCGAACGAGTCCGACGTGCTCTACCTGTCGGTTTACGGTGAGCCGCACGCGAAGGTCGCCGCCTGGAACAACAACCCGAAGAGCGACCGGTTCGGCCGGCCAGAGCTCTACGACATCCATCTTGCCGCTGACGTCCAGGGCGGTGGGTTCAAGACCTTCTTCCAGTCCGTCGCGACGACCCGGGTGCACTGGACCCGGATCATCCACATCGCAGACGAGTTGGATGAAGACGACATCTTCGGCACGCCGCGCCTCGAAGCGGTGATGAACCGGCTGATCGACATCGAGAAGATCGTCGGCGGCACCGGTGAGATGTACTGGAATGGCGCCAACCGGGGCATCCAGTGGGACGTCGACAAGGACGCGAAGTTCACCGACGACGACTACCAACGGCTCGAGACGCAGATCAGCGAATACCTCGACGGTCTGCGCCGGATGGTCAAGACGCAGGGTGTGACGGCCAACGTCCTGGCCTCGAACCAGCCGGAGCCGCAGGAAGCCCTGCAGGCGTGCATCGCGCTGATCGCCGGCACCACGGGCATTCCCCAGCGGATCCTGATCGGCACCGAGGCTGGCAAACTTGGCTCTACCCAGGATGAGCGGGCCTGGACGAACCGGATCGAGGAGCGTCGCGAGAACTTCGCCGAGCCGTTCATCCTCCAGGAGCTGATCAACCGGCTGATCGTGGCGAAGGCGCTTCCGGCGCCGGCTGCAGGCTACAGCGCAGGCTGGCCAAAGCTGCAGGCCATGAACGCCAGCGAGCGGGCCCAGGTCGGCCAGCGTCTGGCGAACGCCGCCAAGTCCTTCGCCGATGCTGAGGAGAAGGGGAACAACCCGATCACCGCCGGTGAGTTCCGCGAGCAGATCGGCCTGCCGGCGCTGCCCCCGTCGAAACCCCAAGCGACACCGGAGTAACCCATGCCTCAGGTCTTTCGCACGGGCGTCGAGCACGACGGCCGGTCGCTCCTGCATATCCACGTCACGGCCGTTCCGGATGCGATCCGCACGGAGACGCTCCGCGGCAAGGAATATCGGGTCGTGCCGATCGTGATGGTGGTCGAGGGCGTCATGTACGGCGCGAACTCGGAGGCCCCTACACTCTACCGGTCGAGCGTGCTCGCACAGGCGGTCGGGTCCTGGGACGGCAAGCCGGCGGTCTACAACCACCCGCAGCGCGACGGCAACTTCGTCTCGGCGAACGCCCCTGAGGTCTACGCCGAGGAGACCATTGGCCTGCTGTTCAACACCAAGGTCGAGGACAACCGGCTGAAGACCGAGGCATGGCTCGACGTGGGTGCGATCGCCGAGATGGACGGCGAGCGCGGGACGGTGATCGAGCGGCTGGAGTCCGGCGAACCGGTGGAGGTGTCCATGGGCGCCTTCGTGGCCGAAGAGGTCGAGGCCGGCATGTTCGCGGGCAAGGCCTATGGCCGCGTAGCAACGGCTGTCTGGCCCGATCATCTCGCCATCCTGGATTCGGAGAGCAAGGGGGCATGCAGCGTTGAAGACGGCTGCGGCGCCCCTCGCATCAACGCCGCCTGTTCGTGCGGAGGCACCTGCGGCACTTGCAAGGAGGCCACCATGCCCGAGAACACCGTCGTGCTGGAGCGCGTGACCGGAGAAGGCGTCCCGGAGAACCGCTACATCTACCGCCTGCCGGAAGGCACCGACGGCGCGATCGACGGCCTAGCGCCGTCCGACGGCGTCGCCGTGGTCGACATCGCCGAGCCGCGCCTGAATGCGCGCCGCAGCGCCATCCTGCTGAGCGCTGAGCCGTCGGGAGACGTGCTGGCCACGATGATGAAGCCGGAAGGGCTCATCTCTCGGCTGGACGCCCTCATGAACCGGCTGCTGGGCCGCTCCAAGCTGACCGCGAACGTTACCATGAAGGATCTCCGCGAAGCGCTGCAGATGGCGCTGGAGATGGAGGGCGAGGATTACTGGCCCTGGATCGTCGATGTCGAGCCCGGCGAGGGCTCGATGCTGTCCGGCTACGTGATCTACGAGCGGGACGACATGACGCTGGTCCGGCGCGGCTACACCGTGGAAGCCGGCGGCAGCATCACCCTTTCCGGCGACATGGAGCCGGTTCGCCGGGAGACCACCTGGCACCCCGTGACGGTAGTCACCACCAACCAGCAGGAGAATGCCATGACGACCATGCAGGAGCGCGTGGCTGCCATCGTCGCGAACGAGCGCAGCCAGTTCACCGCCGAGGACACCGAGTATCTCGCCGGCCTTTCCGAGGATCGCCTTGGCGCGATCGAGGCGAAGCTGAAGGACAACTCCGAGACGAAGCCGGCGCCGAAGCTGCCGGAGACCGTCGATGAGTATCTCGCCGCTGCCCCGAAGGGCATCCGCGAGGTGCTGGAGTCCGGCCAGGCCGAACTCAAGACGAAGCGCCAGGGCCTGATTAAGCAGGTGCTGGCCGCCGGCGACTCCTTCACCGAGGCCGAGCTTGAGGCGATGGAGACGTCGCTTCTGGCGAAGATGGCCCGCCAGGTGACGCCCGCCGACTTCCGTGGACAGGGCGCCCCGCGCACCGTCCAGGAGACCGAGGCCACAGGCCCCGGCCACACGCCGATCACCTTCGGCGAGCGCGACCCGCGGCACAAGCCGGCCGCGGCCTGATCCACCCCAACGGCGACACCGCCACCTAGCGACAGGAGGGCCCCATGGCCACCCCGAACACCATCCGCCTGCGTGGCGGCACTCAGACCGACGAGCGGCTTGCCGCCGCGGCGATCACCCCGGGCGATCTGATCGAGCTGACGTCCGACAACGAGTTCCAGCGCCAGTCTGTGGCGTCGGGCAACTCGCTGAAGATGTTCGCGCTCGAGAACCCCACGCTCGGCCGGACCATCACCGACGACTACGCGAGCGGCGACACGGTGATCGCGCGGCAGTTCCAGCCGGGCGACCGGGTCTACGCGAACCTCGCCGCCTCCCAGACGATCGTCATCGGCGATCTGCTGGAGGGCAACAACGCCGGCAAGCTGCAGAAGCACGTCGTGGACTCGACGGGCATCTATTACCACAACCAGATTGTGGGCTTCGCCATCGAGGCGGTGACGACCACCGGCGCGGTCGGTCGGATCAAGATCCAGATCGTCTGATCGTGGCGGGCGCCACGCCCGCCGCGTCTTCCTGCCCCTGAAATCAGGCCGCAACCGGCCGTTCCATAAGGAGCCAAGACCATGAACATGGTTGTCTCGGCCGGCGCCCCGGCCAACATCACCCTCAACGGCGCGGGTTCGCTCCGCGATCTTCTCGTGCACGTCGATGCGAACCCGATGAACTTCGTGGCTGACATCCGGGCGTTCGATCGCACGCTGCCGGAGGATGCCTGGAAGCAGATCGACCAGCGCATCATCCAGATCGCCAGTGAGCGTCTTCCACTTACCAGCTATCTGATGGGTCGCGGCCTGATCTATCCGCTGACGGACTTCCTGGGCACGCCCATTCTGCAGACGCAGAAGGCGAGCGATATGGAGGATGCCGACATCTCCATGGAGCCGACGAGCCGTGGCGCGCTCGGCCGTCAGACGTTCAGCGACGTCTATCTGCCGATCCCGATCATCCACAAGCCGATCGACTTCAGCGTCCGCATGCTGCGCGCCGCTGCCAAGGCGGGTCAGCCGATCGATCTGACGACCTTCCTCACGGTCATGCGGAAGGTGATGGAGCGCGTCGAGGATGTGTTCGTGAACGGTGCTGCCTCGATCACCGTGACCGTGAACTCGGTCCAGGGGAGCGTGTCTGGCCTGACCTCCTTCTCTGACCGGAACACCGTCGACCTCACGACCAACTGGGACGCGTCCGGCAAGACCGGCGCCCAGATCCTGGATGACGTGCAGGACACGATCGACGCGGCTCGGTCGGACAACATGTACGGCCCGTTCCTGCTGTGCGTGCCGAAGAACTATCAGCGCAAGCTGGGCGACGACTACTCGACCGCCTACCGTGGCACCATCCGCCAGCGGCTGCTGGAACTCGAGGAGATCGAGAACATCATGGTTGTCGACCAGTTGGCCGATGACAACGTGGTGCTGCTGCAGCTCACCGAAGACACCGTGCAGGTGATCGACGGTCTGCGGCCGGCGGTCATCCCGCTGGTGCAGAACGAGCTGTTCGTCGAGCCGTATCTCGGCATGGCGTGCATGCTCCCGTACCTGAAGTCGGACAAGGACGGCCGCTGCGGCATCGTCCACCTGCGCCCGGCGCCGTAACCCGGCTTTCGCTGAAGACTGCTCTATCGCGGCCCCCGCTCAAGCGGCGGGGGCTGCTTCTTCTCGACTGCATCTCCCGTCGTCCGGCCTTGCTGGGCGCCCGGACGTGCAGACGATCAACAGGAGAGTGATATGTCCGACCAGGAGTTCCGCTACCGGATCAAGCCGGGGCACAAGCATCACCGTGACGGCAAGCGCTACGGTGCCGGCGACGAGATCGTGTTCCAGCGCTCCATGGCCCGCTCGGACATCGCTCACAAGCTCGAGCCGCTGAGCGAAGACGCCGAAGCGGCTGCTGCGGCGCCGGTGAACCAGGTCAACACGCTCCGGAAGGCTATCCGGGAGGATGGGGCCTTCGATCTGCTCGGCACCGACGGCCGCCGCATCAACGTGGCCGGCATCTCTGAGGAGATCGCCGATCACATCCTGGCGGCCACCACTGCGCCGGAGGAGAAGGCGCCGGAGACCCCGCAGGAGCCGGCTCCGGTGACGACCGACGGCAAGCCGACAGAGGACAAGCCCTCTGAGGAGGAGCAGTTCAAGCGCCCGTATACGATGGAGCAGCCGGGCGGCCAGGGCGGCTATGTCGTCAGCGACGCCACCGGCAAGAAGGTCCACGACGCGCCGCGCGTCTCCAAGGCCGTCGCCGAAGAACTCGTGCGCGCGAACGCCGAGTAAACTATGGCGGCCCGGGTCACATCCGCCGAGGTCAAGGCGATCGTCACCACGGCGATCGCCGACGTCTCGAACTTCATCGAACCGGCTACGCTGATCGTCGACGAGGATCTGGCGGATAAGGGTATGTCGTCCGATCGGCTGACCCAGATCGAGCTCTACCTCGCCGCCCACTTCGTCACCATCAGTGAGGAGCGCGGCGGGCTGGTCTCTACGAAGGTGGGTGAGAGCGAAGACCGTTTTCGGCGCTTCGACGGGGCCGGGCTCATGTCGACCCGTTATGGCGTCATGGCTGCCTCACTCGACACCAGCGGCACCTTGGCGACAATGGGCGGCCGAAAAGCGAGCCTGGAAGCCATCTGATGCCGGTCGAGCGTTTCTGCGACCTGCCGGCGTTCTGGGCTGGCGAGACCGTGTTCATCCTGGGCGGCGGCCCATCGTTGCCGAGCTACGACCTGAGCCTGCTGGTTGGTCGACCGGTGATCGCCATCAACAACGCCTGGTATGCCCGGCCTGGGGCGGAATACTGGAATGAGGATCCGCCAAAGGCGCCGGGCCCGTGGCCTGTCTGCTTCTTCACCGACGGGCCGTGGTGGGACCAGTACGGCGCCGAGGTTGCCGCCTTTCCCGGCCTGAAGTGCACGATCTTCCCGAACCGGCAACTTCCCGCTGTCGCACATCTTCGGCGGGGCCTCCACCGGATTGTCGACGAGCGAGAAGGCTGGATCGGCTACGGCAATGACGGTGGTCTGAACGCCATCCTGCTCGCACAGAAGCTCGGGGCATCTCGGGCCGTGCTGCTCGCCTACGATCAGCGTACGATCGACGGCCGGCACAACTGGCACATGCGGCACGAGCGGCCGATCTACGAAGAGACGTACGACTTCCTTTATCAGCCAGGCTACCACGACGTGGCACCGCGGCTGGCCGAACTCGGGCTCGATGTGGTGAACGCCACGGCTGGCAGCGCTCTGACAGCCTTCAGAACCGGCGACTACCGGGACTTCGTATGACGGGCGCTAGCGACGTGCGACCGATCATCGTCCTGACCATGGGGCGCTCCGGCAGTTCCATGGTCGCTGGTTGCCTCGCACTCCACGGGATGTGGACCGGCGAGTGCCGCCCGGCGGATCGCCACAACCCGAGGGGCTATTTCGAGAACCTCCGGATCAACGGCGCGCTCGGCGACCTCTATCCGGGGTCGATCTATCGAGACCTGAAACCGGCACCTGCGGATCAGGGTTGGCCGTCCTTCGTGGAGGCCGTTAAGGCGCAGGAGGGATACGTTGGCGGCCCATGGCTGGTGAAAACCAACGCCTTCGCTTGGCCCCTGTGGACGCCCTTCGACCCGGTCTTCGTTTTCGTTCGCCGGAATATCGACGCCATATCTGCATCCGCCAAGCGGCACGACCCCAAGGCTCCTAACTCCCCCGCAAGGTGGCGCGAGATCGCGCAGGCCCACCAGGTCGAGATGGATGGCGTCCGCGCTGCCTACGGTGGCTTCGACATCGACTCCCGCAGGCTCGCTGATGGCGATCACGACCAACTGTCGGCCGCCCTAGAGGCCGTCGGCCTGGAAACGGATCACGACGCCGTTGCCGCCTTCACGAATCCCGCCCTGCTGACCCACTGATCCAGGAGATCGCGGTGGACCTCATCTCAAGCTGCCTCTGCGCGGCGACGACCTTCCGTGATTTCGAGCGCAACGGCCTGCGGGTCCGTGAGTGTCAGAGCTGCGGTGCGCTCCACCAGCACGTCGAGATGAGCCTGGATCAGTACGCCGACTGGTATCGGCGCCAGTACCACGATGGGCACTATACCCATAGCTTCGCCCACGATCGCAACGTGGCCCGCAAGCGCCTGGACGCCTACCGGATCCCGGCCGGCGCCCGCCTTCTGGACGTCGGTTGCGCGAATGGCGCCTTCGTGGTGGAGGCCTGCGAGCGTGGGCTCGACGCCTTCGGTCAGGATCTGGCCGATGATGCGTCGATGGTCCCTGAACGGACCTATTCGGCAGCGCTGGAGGCTATCCACTTCCCGGCCGATCATTTCGACGTGGTGACCATCCACGATGTTCTCGAGCATGTGCCCGATCCGGTGAAGTTCCTACTGGAAGTCCGCCGAATCCTGAAGCAGGGCGGCCGACTGCTGCTGGACTTCCCGGCATTCGAGGAGCCGGAAGGCCGCCACCACTGGAAAGAGGTCGAGCACCTCTGGCTGCTGGGCATCGACGCTCTGGTCGAGCTTCTGTCCGCGACCGGCTTCACCTGTGAAGCGGCCGGACACCCGATCCCGGGCAAGTGGCTGCTGGACTGCCGCGCTCCGCGTGAGAGCCGGACAACGGTCATTCTGCCGCCGGGGATCGGCGACTGCTACTGGTCGCTGGTCAAGCTGCAGGGGCTGATGGCAGCGCGCGGGTGGGGAGCCGTGGTCGACGTCTGGGTCGAGGAAGCGCGGGACCGGAACCGAGCGGCCGACTTCGTGCGCCTGGCTCCGTTCGTGTCGTACCAGGGCACGGTTTCGCAGACAGGGAGCCGGCCCGCGTTCCATGAGGCTTATCGGACCGATGGCCGCGCAGTGATCCCAAACGTGTGCGGCCGCGACTATCTCGTCGCTTTCAACGGAGCGCTTGGGGCTGGCCGAAGCCTCTCGGACGTCGAGCCCGATGCTAAGGCGGACTGGCGCTACCCGATGTTCCGGTCGCTGGCCCAGGTCGAGGCCGAGCGGGAGTATCGAGAGCGCTTCGGCGAATACGTGGTCGCGTTCTTTGTGGACGGCGGCTTCTATCACAAGTGGACCGCCCATTTCGGACGCGACGAGATCCGGAAGCTCTTCGAGACCCTGTCCGCGGACCGCACCGTTGTCGTCATGGGAGCGGGCTGGGACCAGGGCGGGATCTCCAGTCGCGCCGGCGGGCCTGTGGTCGATCTGTCCGGCAAGACCAACATCGATCAGATGCTCGGCCTTCTCCGTGGCGCCTCGGGGATCGTCGGCTTCCCGGCGGGCAACACCATCGTTGGCGCCGCTCTCGGCACGCCGACCGTCATGCTCTATCACAACCACTTCGATCGGCGCTTCTGGCTCAATACCGTCCCGCCGTCCGTCGTTGGCTCGAGCTACGCCGCGCTTGACGTGTCGAAGGTGGGGGTGCCCGACGTCGTGAAGGCGCTGGACGCCATGCTGGCCGTTCGGTGTGCTGCATGATCAGGGTCCAGGGTATGGAGGGCCTGGGGGATTCGGTCTATCAGCGGGCGATCGTTCAAGCGCTGCTCGCCAAGGACCACGTGCTGATCTCTACGCCGTGGCCCGAGTTGCTGAGCGATCTCGACGTGCAGTTCGCCCGAGCGGTCTCGCCGCTGCGGACGCAGGCAAAGAACATCGCGCGGCAGGAACCGGGCCGCTGGGCCGAGGATTCGAACGGGGCCGTGCAGGTCCGCATGCGTTATCACCTGAGCGCCACCGATGGTCTGCCGATGCTCGACGCGATGGGCGCCGCCGCCGGGCTGTCTGATATGCCGCGCTCCCTCACGCTGCCCCGGTCAGCGACCGTCTGGAATCGTGATCGGCCGATTGCGGTGGTCCGTCCGGTCACAGAGCGGGCGGAGTGGCCTGACCACGCCAGAAGCCCAGATCCTGGGTATGTGGGAACTGCGGCGCAGGCGCTGCGCTCTGCCGGCTTTCACGTGATCCTGGTCGCCGACATCGACGACGAGCACGAGCGCCTGGTTGGCGATCTGCCGGAGTTCGACGAGGCCTATCTCCGCGGCGAGTTGAGCGTTCAGGATCTGGTCGACCTCATCCAGAGTGCGGCGTGCACCGTGGGTGGCGTTGGGTGGTTGCTGCCGTTCAGCATCGCGGCGTCTGTACCGCATCTCTGCGTCCTGGGCGGCCACGGCCACATGAACTGCCCTGAGGTGCTGGTGGGGCCAAACTTGGCGGCTGAGCGCGTCACGTTCGCGATGCCGGACGAGTTCTGCCGCTGCGACAGCATGCGACATGACTGCAGCAAGTCGATCAGCGATTTCGACAGCCTCCTGCGCCTCTGGATGGCTGACCTGTGAGGAACCTCACGCAAACTGTGACGCGCTGGGCCCCAACAGGCACCGACGCGGCTGGAGACCCCATCGGCTACACCCGGACCGAGATCCTTGGCCGCTGGGAGGAGTCGCAGCAGCTTTTCACCCGGTCGGACGGGACTGAGGCGGTGTCTCGGGCGATCGTCTATCTGGCATCCGACGTCGCCGTCGGTGACTTCCTGCTCCAGGGCAGTTCGGTGTCGGCCTCGCCCCCTTCGACAGCGTGGCGTGTCGAGGCCTTCCGAAAGGTCGAGAACCTCCGCGGCACGGACAGCGAACGAAGGGCGATGCTCTGATGGCCCAGCCGGCGCTTGACCTCCTGAACCATCTGGCTGGCCTCGGACTGGATCTGACGGTCGGGACCAACGCGCTCTTGGGGCTGGTACGGCCGGCGGGAGACAGGGTGCCTCAAAACGCTCTGTTCGCAGCCGATGCCGGCGGGCCGGAGCCGCGCAACCGCGACGTCGCCAACACGGGCGAGTTGCGGGTCTCGATGGTCACACTTCGGCTTCGGTGGCGAGGAGCGGTCGCTGGCAGCACCAAGATCCACGCGATCCGCGATGCTCTTACCGCCACGTCGATCGCTGGTTACCAGGATGTGTCGGCCGCCGGTGAGCCCCGCCAGATGCCGGATGATGAGAACGGGTTGTCCATGTGGATGCTGGTCGCCCGGATGGTCCGCAGCGCGTGATGCTGAACGACCTCTCGGCGCTGGAGCGCCAGTTCGACGCAATGGTCCAGGAGCAGCTTCTCGACGCCGGTGCTGAGGCCATGCGCCTGGTGGTGTCGATGACGTTCAACATGATCGTCGACAACACCGTCGTCTGGTCAGGCTATGCGGCAGCGAACCAGCGCATCGCGATCGGAACCCTGGACGACGCCGAGCTCAACCCGAGGATCCGCCGCGGCAATCCGTATCCAGCCTCCGGTGAGTATGAAGGCCTCATCGAGCCGTCCAGGGCGCAGGAACTAGCGAAACTGGCCGACCTGCAGTTCGGTGAGGCCGTCGAGATCGGGACGGCAGTCGGCTACTTCCCAGACATCGGCTGGACCGAAGGTCTCGGCACCGACATCTACACCGAAGCCTCGATAGTCGGTCCCGAACTGGCCCAAGGCGCCTTCACCCAACCCTGATCCCCGCTCTAGCCGGGGCCTCGCCGTCCGCGCCCGCGGCGGCGCTTCACCGTGCCTGCTTAGCGGGCGAAAACCGAAAGGAGCACAGCCATGGGCACTCGTCTCGTCTGGACGAACGCCGAAGTGATCATCAACTCCACCGACCTGTCGGAGCAGGTCACGCAGGTGGCGCTGACGGAAGGCTTCTCGCTGCAGAATAGTCCCTCCATGGGCGACGACACCGACCAGTCCGTCCAGGGACTGCGGCAGTTCTCCGGGACGATCACCTTTAACCAGTCGTTCGTCACCGGCGGTGTGGACGCCACGATCCGCGCGATCATGGCAAACCGCGGCTCCGTCCTGCTGGAGATCACGCCGGACAGCACCGTTGCGGTCGGCGCGGCGAACCCGAAGCGCCGGTGCCTCGTGGTGCTCGGCAACTACCAGCCGTACTCCGGCTCGGCTGGTCAGATTGCCACTGCGACCGTCGATTTCCAGGCGGCCGGAAACCTCTCCACCCTGACCTCGTAATCCAAACCGGCCGCGCTACTCAGCCGCGGCCGGCTTTCCTCTGAGGAGCGCGACCATGAAGTTCAGCGAGTTCAAGACGGACATCGAGAAGGAAGCCGAAGGCGTCTGGCACACGATCGGCTACAACGAAGACGAGTCCCCGGTGCGGATCAAGGTCGCCCGGCTCGGCAATTCCGCATGGCTGAAAGCCTACAACAAGATTCCGCCGGCCATCCGCGACGCGGCCCAAAAGGGCACGCTGAGCGGGCCCATGGAGGTGTCCTACGATAAGCAGGCCGCCCGGTGCACAGCGGAGCATGTGCTCGTGGATTGGCAGGGCTTCACCGACGAGGAAGGCAACAACCTCCCCTACAGCGTCGATACTGCCGCCGCGATCCTGGCCGACCCTGAGCACCGCCCGTTCCGCAACCTCGTCACCCGTTTTGCCCAGGACGACGACGCCTACCGAGCGAAGGCGGTCGAAGCCAAGGGAAAAGCTACGCGGGGCTCGTCGAAGTAACGCTTCACTACGGAGCGTACGAGGATCCAGTCGGGGAGCACGCCCGGCGCCTGCTGACTGAGTCCAATCGGGTCGGCAGGATGGATCCTCGGCTCGAGACCCTGGAACGCCCAGATCCATACGACTGGATCTGGCGCGGCTTCTGGCGGTGCTCGATGAGACGGCCCCGGGCCATCACACCGAACGGCAAGGTCTTCCCGTTGGAGATTCCAGTATCCGAACTGATCGCCTACGCCCACGGGATCGGCATCGTCGCCCCAGATGCGATCGACGAGTTCATCACGGTCGCGGATGCGATGGACAGGGCCTACCTGGAATACAGCCGGGCGCTGCTGAGGTGACGCGAAACAGCACCGCGCAGCAGCGCCTTGTGGTGTTATGGCTTACTGAATTGGCTGACAAGACCGGATTTCAGCAGCCAAAACATCTACCGAATCGCGATAACGCTGAAGCGCTTCAATGACTGCAGCCTTGGCAACTCGCTCTCGTTCAATAGCTCCGTCCGAAATCGCGATGTTGAGTGTTCTAGTCGGTTCGTAAGGGCTGGTCAGCGATTCAACGAGGTCGATCATGTCGTTGAAGCCGTCGGCGACCTTCTGAGACTTCGCTGCGAAATTCCGACAATCGTCGGGCTGAGGCTGAGTAGCGCTCGCCGGAGCGGCAAAGAGCCCAATCAGCACAACAATTCTGATCATGGTTGTCATGGCGCCCTCCTAAATGGCGGCGCCAGCGTGAATGACAAGTCACCGCGTTGCAACTCGTGGTGGCTGTTCATGGGAGGTCTCTATGACGACCCCTACAGTCAAACTCCGCTTCGAGACCGAGAACGACGACGCCGCTCTGCGTCGCACCGACGAAATGCGTGCGGCGATGGTTTCGGCGGCTCGGGCCGCGAACGACATGCAGCAGGCTTACGCGCGGGCGGCGAGCGGCAGCAGCGGCATGCGGGAAGCCAGCATCGCTGCGGAGCAGACTGCAAATGCGACCAAGAATGTGACTGCGAACGCACGTTCCGCAGAGGCGGCAGTGCGACGCCAGGAGGCTGCGGTAGCATCGGCCACCAATCGAATTATGGCGTTTGGCAATACCATTAAGAATTCCGCGGCAGCGTCGGCGGACCAACAGAAAGCGATCGAACGTTCAGCGGCAGAACTCAATCGCTACTCTAATGCCGTCCGAGAGACAAGCGGCAGAGCGGACGAGATCCGACAAAAGACAACTTTGTTCTCTCGCGCGCTCATTGAACAGCAAGGGGCGCTTCAGGCGGCGCAGCGAGAGGAGCGTGCTAGGCAGGCAGCAATGAAGGAGGCCGAGCGTGCCTCCGATGCCGCCGCACGAGCCGCCGCAAAAGCTAACGATGAATATCTGCGGTCTGCCCTAGCGAACAAGTCGGCCGCTCAAAGTGCCGCGGTTTTTGAAAGCGCCTTCAAGCGACAAGAGACAGCAATAGCAACTGCTGAGCGCCAGGTCACCGCCTACTCTGCCGCCGTCCAAAGATCTAATTTGGGGCAGCAGGAGCAGGCACGCCTCATTCAGGCGGTTCAGAACCAGTACACAGCCTATGCGACAACTATTCAGCGCACCGGTGCCAGCCAATTGGCTGCCTCGACTGCCACGAACCAGTGGCGGTCCTCAATCCAGGGACTGCAGGTCGAACTTCAGAACCTGAAGTTGCAAGAGCACGCCGCCAGCATGCAGCGCTTCCACAGCATGGCAGCAAGTGGTGGTCGTGCATTTGGCGGCTATGGACTGGTGCTCCAGCAAGTCGGCTTCCAGGCGGCAGACATGGCCGTCCAGTTGCAGATGGGTACGAGTTTTATTCAAACTCTTACACAGCAGGGAAGTCAGCTTCTCGGGTTCTTTGGCCCACTTGGCGCCGTGCTTGGCGCTGTTGGTGCAGTCGCCGGCGCGACAGCGCTATACTTCATGAATTCGAGCGATGCCCTCGCAGACACCGCGGAATCCGCTGTAGGGGCTGAGGATGCGCTTCGTGAGTATGAGCGCACGCTTGCTTCGGTCCAGGGGCGATCACAGGATTTCGAAGCCAGCCTGAGGGACGCGAACCAGGAACTGAAATCTCAGCAAGTCCTGGTTCTCGAGGCCGCTCTTCAGACCGCCGATCAGAAGATGGCAGAGACGGCGGCAGAGGCCGAGCGCATTACAGGGCTCGTCAACGGGCTAAGAGCGAATGTCGCGGCTTCGGGCGGGGCGGTGCCGACGCCGATCAAGAATGTGCTGGCGGAGTACGAACGGCAGCAGGCTCGTCTGAACGAGGAATACGATGCTCAGGCGGCAGTAATTGATGACCTGACGGCGCGGCTCGGCATTCTGAGGGACACCCGCGCGAACGACAATTCCGAGACGTCGACCACGATCGCCACCCTTCAGGAGCAGGTGAAGTTCCAGCAGGCGCTGGCGACCGCCTACCAGGCCGGCGCCAAAGCTGTTCGCGAGGCCCGCGTCGAGCAGGCGATCTTCGAAGAGCAGACAAAGGCCAACGTCTCGGCGACCAGTGACGAGGGGAAGGAGATCGCCCGCCTCGTCCGGCAGAAGATGGATCTGACCGAGGCGAATGATAATTCGGCCAAGGCCGCATCTGACGCCGCAGCGGAGACGAAGCGCCAGGAGCAGGAAGCCGCCCGCCTGAACGAGCGTCGCACGGAGACGATCGAGGAGCTTCAGGACGAGCTCCGGTATCAAGAAGACCTCCGCCGCGCCCATGACGAAGGAACGGACGCGATCAACGCCGTCACGGACGCCCGTGAGGCCGAACTCATCGTTCAGCAATTGAAGCTGAGGGGCACTGAGATCGAGGCCGGTCTGATACGTGAACTGGTCGCTCAGATCAACGCTCAAGAGCGCGCGATCCAGCAGAAGATCGCAAAGGACCGAGAGTCCGAGCAAGCAGCGGAAAAGTCGGCCAAGGCCCAGGAGAAGGCGGCCGAGGAGGTGGAAAAGGCCTACGAAAAGACCTTCTCCAACATCCGCGACTTCTCCGAGGAGGCTCTCGGCGACAGCTTCTACGACATGCTGCGGGGCGAGACGGTGGACTTTGCGGAGTTCATGGAGACGACGCTCCTGCGGGCTATCGCGAACGTGGCTGCTGCCGCGGCTACGCAGACGATCGTCATGCCGATCGCGACGTCCGTTGTTGGCGGCATGCCTGGGCTGTTCGGTCTGCCGGCAGCGGCGAATCAGAACAGCGGTGGCCTCGGCTCGCTGTTCGGTGGGCAAGGAGGGTTTAACCCACTGTCGGCGCTGAACTTCATCGGCGACAGCGTGACCCAAGGCATTGGCGGCATCGTCTCCAGCATCTTCCCCGCCCAGTCGGCGGCTGCGGGAGCTTCCATCTTCGGTGCTGAGGCTGGTATTGCCGCTCAGGGCGCAATGCAGGCGGCCGGCGGCGCTCAACTGCTGAGCAGCGTGGCCGGGCCAGCGGCACTGGCTGCTATGGCTGCTTTCACGGCCTACCAGATGGGTCTGATCGGCCCCGGTCCGACGTCCGGGCCGGTCGGTATCGCTGACTTCTCGCCTGGTCTTGGCCGTGACCTGCAGTTCGGTCCGAACGCGGTCAACCCGCTCGAGTTCCTGACGGCAGACAATGGCGGCAACGCTGAGTCCATGCGTCCGATCGCTGAGGCGATTGCGGAGATCATTGCAAACTCGGCCGACCGGTTCAGTGCGACGATCGACGAGTCCCTGCGGTTCCGTGTGGCGAGCTATGCCAGCCCGGAGGACGGCAATAGCAAGGACCGGGTTGCCGGCTTTGAGGTTAATGCTTTCATCCGTGGCGAGGCTGAGAAGCGTATAGCCGAAGGTCTCAGCCAGACGGATGCGATCTTCGAGGCGTTCAACTTCGCTATCAAGGAGGCGTTCACTTTTGAGAACGCCGACCTGCAAACCGTTGCCCGCAACACGGTCGCGACCACGGTCGAAGGCCTGCTGTCCGATCTCGATTTTGGCGAGACGTTCCGGTCTATGTTCGCCCCTGTTCTGGATGCTGCTGGTCCGCTGGAGACCGCGCTCGACCAGATGTCGGACGCGTTCGACGAGGCGAAGAAGCGCGCGGAGGCCCTGGGGCTCACCACGGACGATCTAAGCCGGAACTTCGCGGCGGCCAACGACAACATGAAGGAGGCCTTCCGCGCCAGCCTGGGCGCGGAGGCTGCCGGCGTTGGCGGTCAGTTCGGCCAGATCATGGCGCTGGCTACCGAGCTTGATCAGCTCTCGAAGGACGCGGCGATCGCCGGGGTTTCGGCTGAGACCCTCGCCACGGTGATCGACGGCCGCCTGACTGCCGCCGTTGCCGGCCTGACTTCCGGCGAGATCCAGTCTCTGATCAACGCGCTGTCCGAGGTGAAGGGCCAGGTGCAGGGCGCTGACCTTGCCATGGGCGGCCTGATCGATGCTCGCGCTGCTGCCGAAGAGCGGCAGATGTACGACGCGCTGATCTACGAGCAGACCATGCGCGTGGAAGCGCTGGAGTTGGAGAAGGACGCCCTCGACGCGGTGTCGTCCGCGGCCAGCCGGTTTGGCCGTGTTCTGCGGCAGACGGCGCAGGGCCTGCTGACGGATCCCGAGTTCTCCCCGCTGTCCGCCCTTGACCGGGTTAACGAGGCGCGATCCCAGTTCGAGAGCGCCCTCGCGCTGGCCAATGACGGCACACCCTTCGACACGCTGTCGCAGGACGCGATCGACCGGCTGCCGGACCTGTCCCGTACGCTGCTGGAGGCGTCGCGCGCCTACTATGCCAGCAGTGAGGGATACCTGCGCGACTTCGCTCTGGTCCAGAAGGCCTTGAACTCGACCGCTGCGTCGCTTGAGACGATTGAGCAGCAGCAGTTGAGCCAACTCACCTCGATCGACACGCGCCTGGCGGCGGCGGTGACGGCTCTGGAAAATCTGCGCATCGTCGCGGCCGGCGGCACACCGAACACCGGCGCCGCCGGCGGCTCTTCTGGTTCGGTCGGATCTTCTGTCGCCGCACCGGACTCCATTGGCGGTGGGACGATCAATGCCGACCAGTTCATCAGCAGGCAGAACGCCTATCTGACGAACAACCCCGACGTGGCTGCCGGCATCGAAGCCGGTTGGTTCGCCAGCGGGTATGACCACTGGCTGAAGGCGGGTCAGTTTGAGGATGGACGCCAGGGGTTCGCCACGGGTGGGTCGTTCACGGTCGGCGGTGCTGCTGGCAACGACAACCTGATGATGCCGCGGGTCCGCGTGACCGCCGGCGAGGTGGTCAACGTCTCCCGACAGGACAACATGGCGGCTATGGCGGAGGAACTTCGGGCGCTGCGCCGCGACAACGCCGAGCTTTTCCGGCAGCTGACGCAGGTCACCGCCACCGGTTCGGTTCGTGTCATAGGAGCCTTGCAGGAGGGCAACGCTACTCAGAAGCGCATGGCCTCCACCGCTGAGCGAAACGCTGCGAAGCCGGCCGCCGCATGAGCATGTACGTGCTGCAGCAGACCGCTGCAACGGACACAGACGGCGGCTCTCGGACCTGGACGTTCTCGACGCATGACATCGTCGGCCTGCCTGCGGGATGGGAGCCGCGGATCATTAAGGCCGGGAACTTCGAGCGGCACGCCTTCGGCAGGGGGTCGGTGACCGGCGCCCCGGACGTGGACTTCGGTGTCTCAAAGCTGAACAACCGAAACGGCGGCTTGGACGATCTGCAGCTGGCCGGCGTGGACGGGCAACTGATCCGGCTATGGCGCGGCCAGCCCCTGTCTTTCATCGATGCGGTGACCGGCCGGGCCCGAGACCCCGAGTTCAGCGAGATGGACCTCTACCTGGAGGGCACCACCGCACTGTCGACTTATGCGGACGGAGTGATCGAACTCCAACTTCGCAACCGGCAGGCTGAGGTGGCATCGCTCCCCGTCCAGATCCTGCGCTATGCCGGCGACAATGCGCTGCCCGACGGCGTCGAAGGCACGGCCGACGACCTGAAGGACGCCTATAAGCCGATCTGGCTGGGCTACAACGAGAACGTCCCGGTTCTGTTCGTCAACACGTCGAAGCGGATTTGGCAGCTCTCCGACAATTCCACGATCCCGATTTCCGGCGCGGCGCCCACCACGATCTACGACAAGGGCGTCGTCCTCACGGCCACGAAGGTCCAGAAGAACACCTGGGCCGACTTCACCCACGCCACGGGGCCCTCGAGCGAGATCTGGTGGTACTTCGGGCCTGAGGGCTGGTTTATCCGCCTGGAGTCCAACCCGGCCGGCACGATCACCGTCACCGCGCAGGAAGGGTCGGCCGCCACCACAACAGCGGGTCAGCTGAGCCGGCGCATCCTCCTTGCCCGCGGTGTCGCAGATGGCAGCATCGCCGGTGTCGACGAGCTGGACGCGGTGTCTCCGGAGGCCATCGGCATCTGGATCGGCACTCAGGAACGCTCGATAGGCTCTGTCCTCGGGGACATCCTCGCCGGCGCATTCGGAACCTGGACTGACGATCGCAGCGGTGTCTTCACGTTCGCGCGGCTGGAGAAGCCGGCGCTTGAAGCGGACCACACGTTTGAGCGCTCGCAGCTGTACCGGCGCAGCGGCGAGGGCTTTCGGATCCTATCCGGCTCTGAGCCGGGAAGCCCGCTTCCGATATCCGAGGGCGTGGTGCTGTACCGCCGGAACTGGACCGTCCAGGCCGGGGACGATCTCGCCGGCAGTGCGACGAATGCGTTTCGGGCCTTTGCGGCTGAGGAAAACAGGCGGGTCGCGAACGACAACTCGCAGATCAAGGTCAAGCACCGCCTCGCCCGGCCGTTCGAGCGCAAGACGCTCTTCACGACTGCCGCTCAGGCAACGACGGCCGCCGCCCGCATCGTCGATCTCTTCGGGGTTCGACGCTTCATCGTCGAGGTCGATCTGCCGACCGAAGCCGCAGCCGCAGTGAAGCTGCTGCAGACCATCTCAATCCCGATCGGCCGGTTCGACTGGGACACCCGGAACTTTCGGGTGGTCGGCATCATCGACGACCTCGACGAGCAGACCGACGCGTCCGTAACCACTCTCATTCTGTGGGGATAAGCCATGCCACTTTTCGGCACGCAAGAGATCACGACGGCCCTTACCGGTGAGGTGGTGGCGACCAAGACCGGCTTCACGGGCAAGTCGTGGGTCGCATTCGAGCTGATCTTCACATACGGGTCCGGCGGCACCGATGTGGATGTCGACATGGAGACCTCGCTGGACGAGGGCTCGACGTGGATCAAGATCGCCCGCTTTAACGAGACCACGAGCACAGACCGGGCCTACATGACGTGTCTGGCAGCGGCGGCCGTCTCCAGCGCGGTGAGCATCAGCGCTGCACCCTCAGACAACACCGCTCGCTCCGGCATTCTCGGTGATCGCCTGCGGATGGTCGTGACGTCGACCGGCACCTACGCCGGCAGCACGTCCGTCCGGGTCAACTATTTCTCCGGCTGACCGATGGCGAATGTCCTCATGCTCGGGCCAGACCTCGGGCAAGCCACATACTTCTCGCCGTCGTATTCCAGCGACGTCGGCTTGTGGCTGCCCGACCGCCCACTGTCGAACCTGTCGACGGATCGCCGGGCGCACGAGGCGTGGTCGCTCGATCTGACGACGGACTCCACGCAGCTCCTGCTGGATCTCGGCACTCAGCGATCGATCAAGGGCGCCGCCCTTCCGTGGCACAACTTCAGCGCCGCCGCGACCGTCTCCCTCTACGTCTACGAGGATGCGGCCCTGACCGAGCTCAAGGGCAGCATCGTCGACAGCCTGGTCTATCGAGAGGTCTACCCGCTGGACTCGGTGCTCTGGGAAGACGCTGAGCTGTGGGACGGCAAGCTGACGGCAGAGAACCGCGCCATCTTCCCCGTGCCGTGGTTCGAGATCTTCGGAACGCCCGTCATCGGCCGCTATGTCCTGGTGCAGATCAACGACACCGGAAACGCTGAGGGCAGGCTGAAGCTCAGCCGCCTGATTGTGGCGGCCGGTTACCAGCCGACCCTGAACGCTTGGTACGGGTCAAACATCAGCGCGGAGGACGCCTCAATCCGGGTCACGTCCCTGGGCGGTGCTGACTACTACGATGAGCGCGAGAAGCGCCGGCGGATCACCTTCGAATTCGGCCTCACGCCCGAAGACGAAGCGATGGCCAACATGCTCGACCAGATCTACACGCTGGGCAATTCGCAGCAGGTATTCGTCGCTTGGGACCCGGACGACACGACGCACCGGCACCGCCGGTCCTTCCCGGCCACCATCGATCGCATCGACCCTCTGGTGGCCGCTACCTACGGCTATTTCCGCACGACCTATCAGTTCCGCGAAGTCGTCGCATAGCAGGAGAAACCGATGACGATCGTACTCGACGGCGTTACCTTCCAGGATTCCGATTGGGTCAACCGCGGGCACCTGACGACCATCACGGTCAACGGCCAGAGCTATCAGCGCTGGGAGGGCATGTGGCAGGCCGGTATCCGGGAGCTCAACACGCGGATCACCGGTGTCGGCTCCACCCTGACCGCGACCTCCACGACGTCTGAAACAATCGGGGCCGGATCAAAGGCGCTGACGATCCAGGCAAGCAAGGGCTTCGCCGCCGGCAACATCATCACCGCGTTCCAGACGGGCACGCCGACCAATTACATGACCGGCACCGTCGACAGCTACGACAGCGGCACCGGCGCGCTTGCTTTCACCGTAGCAGCCGGTGACTTCGGGGGCTCTGGCACGATTGCCGCGTGGACGGTGACCATCTCCGGTAAGACGGGGGCGACAGGAACCGTTTCGGCGGCCGGTGACGGCACCATCGGCGCCCCTGGCATGTCCTGGGCGAACGACCCGGACACGGGCTTCACCCGCACGGCGACCGGAGAGACCTCATACTCCGCTGACGGCAGTAAGATCCTCGACTTCGGCCCGAACGGGCTGACGATGAACGACAAGCCGGTGATCAAACCAGCAGCCGCCACATCGAGCATCACCCACGACTCGTCTGGCGCACTCACCTTCAACCTCGCCAACGGCAACGATTTTGTCGTCACGGTCTCGGCCGATATCACGGACATTGACTTCACGAATGTTCCGTCTGGCCTGTCTTTGGTCGTCTCCGTTGAGTTCATCAATGGTGGAACCGCATCGGTCACCTGGGAGAGCACGGGCAGCACGGCGATCCGAGCGGCAGGCGGTACCGCGCCGACGCTGACGGAGAGCGGCACAGATGTCGTCCAGTTCCTCCTCCGCCCCTCCGGCGCCCCGATCATCACCTCAGTCGCCCTCGACGTTCAGGACATCGCGTAATGACCTATCCGTTCAACTGTCTCGCAGTTCCGGTTGCTGGCAACGTCTCACCTGTCGGCATCGACCTCGACGGGGTGAATGACTACGGGTCGCGGGGGAGCGATCTGGTCGGGAATGCGGATGGGAAGACGTTTACGTTCTCAGTTTGGATATACGCCGATGACACATTCTTTTATGTGCTATCCGGTAAAAACAGCGGGAACGACAGATTTGAGTTTCGCACATTCTCTGGGCGCATGCGCTTTGTGGCACGGAATGCGGCGGGCTCCACAATTCTATCAGTAGACGCTGAGGCTGCACTCACACAAAACACTTTTCAGCACCACCTGATAAGTGTCGACCTGACTAATTCCAGTAACCGCCACTGGTACGTGGATGACAGGGCCACGTCCCCAACCTGGAATACGTACTCAAACGACGACATTGATTTTACGTGCGACGCTCACGGGATTGGTGCTGAGGCTACAGGGGGGAACAAACTAAAGGGCCGTCTCGCTGGGCTCTATCTCGACTACACATACCGCGACCTATCCGTCGAAGCGAACCGCCGCGACTTCATCACCGCTGACGGTTTCTACGTAAAGCCGCCGACAACGGGGATCTTATCCCTCCCGATGGATGACCCGACCGACCCATATCGCAACGACGGTACGGGCGGCACGATTACCGCGAATGGAACTGTCGCACGGAGCGGGCGCGGGCCGAACCAGTACAATCCGGCGGCGAGCACGTTTGATGGGTCGGCGGATAACCTTTCAACGACAAGCATTTCAGGTCTATCAGATGGCAAGGCAATAACGCTCGTTTTTACATTCAAGAGAGCAAGCCTCGGGAACCACATGGTTTTCGATATCGGGGGAAGTTATTTTTCCGTTGGATTCACATCAACCCAGATAAATATTCAGGGATTCAACTCATCGACGGTATTGATATTAGCTGCTGCCTGTACTGTAAGCCCAATTGCGGTGGCTGGCAGATACGGAACGATAGCAATATCTCTGGACCTGTCTAACCCCTCGAACAGGCAGGTGCTTATCGACGGTGAAGCCGCTGCCGTCTCTTGGAACACATACACTAACGACACGTTTGACCTTACAAGGTCTGATTATCGAGTGGGAGGGCAGGTAAGTGGCTCTCAGTATTACCACGGAGAACTCTCCGACGTCTGGTTCGATGACGCCTATCACGCCGACCTGTCGGGCTTCTTCGACACCGCCACCGGCAAGGCGAAAGACCTGGGCGCCAACGGCGAGCTTCCGACCGGTACGGCCCCGACAGCCTACTGGCCGCTGAACGCCGCCGACCCTGGCCGCGATGCGTCGGGCAACGGCAACACGCTGACGGTGAATAGCGGGCCGTATCCCGGTGGAAGAGGTCCAAACGAATACTGGGCGGGGAGTATGCAGGGGAACGGAACCACACAGTTCCTCAAGCGCACTTCCGCCCTCAACGGCGCGGCTGCAAGCGGTATTTTCTCGGTGGTCTGGGCGATAGTCCGCAACACGTCGGCGGGCGGCCGCATCTTCCACTTGAACGACAGCAGCACGGGCGGAGAGTTCTATATCGAGTTCGGATCGACCGGCACTCTTGCGGTCATTGGCAAGAACAGCGCCGACACAACGATCTTCAACCTCAACAAGGCGACGCTGTCGTCTTCTGGGGTATGGGAGATTTACCATCTCTGCATAGACCTATCGAGCACCAGCCTTCGCCACCTTTACAAAGACAGTGCGGCGGTCGGCACAATCACATGGAACAACTATGCCGATGACGCGATAGATTTTTCGGTCGATATCGCAGCGGTCGGCGGAGCGGCACTTTCCGCGTCGGCAAGCGATTGGTGGCCCGGAAAAATCGGGTTCTTCGCGTTCTATCCCGGCCAGTACATCGACTTCTCCCAAGAGGCGAACCGGCTGCTTACGGTCGATGCGTTTGGCTATCCCGTCTATCTCGGAGAGCGGGGAGAGCTTCCGACCGGCATCCCGCCCGCGCTGTACCTGAACCGGAATTTCCACCTGGGCACGGACTCGTCCGGCAACGGGAACAACTTCACACCGCAGAACGGCCCTGTCGATGGCGGGTCTGTGAGAGGGGACGAATGATGGCATCAGATTATTTCTGCGAATTCGAGCGTGAGACCGACGCCATACTGCGGCCGGCCCGATCAATTCCGGAAGGCAAACGAATGGACGGTACCGCTTTCACTTTCGTCGCATTTGTATCCGCAGACGGATTGTCAGCTTCGATATCTGCCACGACATATTCTCCGCATCCGTCACCGAGAGTTTCCCGGGCGGATATGTGATCCGGACGTCAAATATGGTGTCGAGCGGCCCAAGAAGCGCGGCTTGAACCATCTGTGGAGTGATTGCGCCTGAGAGATCGTCCCCGAACTTCGGGATAAGAATGTCGCCGGGCCGGAGGGGCTCTCCGGTGTCACCGCTCTTAAAAAGCGCCGCGGTCAGGCGGTTCCCCTCTCGAAACTGCTTCTTCATGAACGGCGACCATCTGAAGTCTGGGCTGCCGTGCACCTCGATGATCACGTCATCGACCGAAATCGAAGTATCAAACTCCACCCGCTCCATATGCCCCTCCTGGTTGAAAGGAGGATCAGTTCCAATCGTTGGAGAGTCAACGCATGGCCGACTTTTACGCTCACGTCGTGGAGGGTGAAATCCTCCGCATCAATATCCGTGCCGGCACGACCTTCCAGGGATGGACGCCCGGCCCGAACGCCACCGACGCCGACTATCGGGCGCACGATCTGTGGCCGATCACCGGGACGCGGCCGGCCGGAACGCAGTGGCAGCGTGTCACCGGGCCGGTCTACGTAGCCGACACCGAGACCGAGACGGTGGAGCGGCAATACACGGTGACCGACTTCACTTTGGCCGAACGCAAGGAGGTGATGCGAGCGGCCATTAACGAGGAGCGGGACCGGCGGATCTACCTGCCGATAGATGCGGTTGACATCAAGGGTGATGGGTCCGTGATGGTAGAGCCGGATATACGCAATACCCGCGACGAGGCGAACCTGATCGCGCTGTCTCTGCGGGCCACACAGTTGGCCGCCGCGGAGATCACCGATCCCGTCATGCCGTTCGGTGCGGCGGACAACATCGAGTACATGCTGACTCCAACGGAGATGATCGCGGTCGCGGCGGCGCCGTTCACCCGGGCGTCCGGGTTGTTTGTGCGGGCTCGTGCGTTGAAGGATGCGGTTGAAGATGCGGCGGATGGCGCCGACCTGGATCTGATCGACATCGCCGCCGGCAGCATCGACAGCTCTGGCTCCTGGCCCAGCTAGTCGCACCATCCCCGACGGGCGCCGCCATCGTAAACCCGAGCGAGCCCGGCCCGGACCAGCACAGTGCCCAGGTCTCGACCATCCGGCAGCGCTACATGGGCGTCGATGCGGCCACCGTACTTGTCCCAGCCGATCACATCGACGGTCACGACCTCCTCGCCCTTGAGCGCTGACAGCACGAAGTCGCGGGCGGCACGGGCGTGAACCTTCTCGCGCTCGCACTTGCCGCGGATCTCGGGTGCGTCGATGCCCATCACCCTGATCGACATGCGCTGCAGGGATTCCGGCAGGCTCGGCACCAGGACATACAGGGTATCTGCATCGTAAGCCGCCGGTGACCGCAGCTTCACCGTCCACGGCTCTGCCACCGCCGGAGCGGCTATCAGGCACAGCAGGATCAGTAGATATCGCATAGCGAGAAGATCGGCCGCCCGGCCGGGAAGATCAAGCACTGACCTCTGGGGAGAGGCCGATGACGTTTGAGGCATTGTGGGAGCTGCTGCGCTGGGGGGCAATCCCGCTTGGCGGTTTACTCATCTGGTGGGTCCGTGATCTGCGAGACCGCCAACGCCACCAGGTGGAGCGGCTGCACGAGAAGATCGAAGCGGAAGCCCGCGCCCGCCATGCGGAGTCCGAGGCCTGCCGGCGCGAGCATCGAGAGGCGATCAAGACGCTCCACGATGATCTGAACTCCTGGAAGCTGGACGCGGCATCACGGTTCGCGTCAGCCGCTCACATGGAGCGGGGCTTCGAAAAGCTCGAGGCTGCGATCACCGGCCTGGGCGCTCGCCTGGAGCGGTGGATCGAAGGCCGCCGGGACCTGTAGCACCACCACATCGGAGCGCGTCATGCTGCCCAGCATCGACTGGAGTTTCATCGAGCCCCTGGAGGGTTTCGAGACGACCGGCTATGTCCCGGTCTCCGGCGGCGCCCCGCTGGGTATGTCGGGCGTCACAATCGGGTCCGGCGTGGATCTCGGTCACTGGACGGTGGAGCAGCTCCGCCGCCGGCGCGTGCCGCAGCACATCATCGATGCGGTGGGTCCGTATCTCGGCATCCGTGGCTGGCCGGCGCTCCAGCTTGCCCGCGACCGGCCGTTGATCCTCTCTCCCGACGACGCCCGCATGCTGACCGACTGCATCCGCGGTGACATCGTCGATGCGGTCAAGAGCCGCTACGACAGCGCCGCCAAGGCCGCCGGCTCTCTGCGGTGGAACGCCCTGCCGGAGCCCTGCCGCACGGTGGTGACGTCGGTGGCATTCCAATACGGCCCGGCGCTCTCCTCGAGAACCCCGAACTTCTGGCGGCAGGTCACCGACGGCCGGTGGGCCGAGGCTCACGCGAATCTCATGAATTTCGGCGACGCCTATGAAACCCGCCGCCGGAAGGAAGCCGACCACCTGGCACCGGTCCTGGTGCCCTAAACACCCTGGAGGACATCATGAAGAAGGTGCTTCTGGCCGCCGTCCTGGCGGCCGGCCTGCAAGGCTGCGCGGGCATTGCTGCTATCCCGCCGGCGGTTCATGTGGGCGTTGCCGCAGTCGGAGCCGTGCGCGCCGCTTACTGCCTGGGCATCACCGAGCAGGGTAAGCAGCAGGCCCGTGACCTGATGACTGCCGGCGAGCAGGTCATCTACTGCGAGTCCGGCGATGAGTGACGTGATCGCCCGCGCGAAGGCGTGGATGGCCGCCAACCCGGGCAAGGCTACGGCCGGCGGTCTGGCTCTCGTGGCAGCGTGTGGCGGCGCGGTCTCTCCCGAAATCCGGGACTGGCTGCTCTCTGTCGCACCGATCATCAACTCGGTGATCTTCGGGGGCTGACGTCGTGGAGCGCTTCCCCGACGAACTCGTCCTCAGAAAGCTGAACGGATCAGAGTGGGAGGTGCAAGCGCGCTTCCGCTATTGGTCCGCTCGGCTGCTGTGGTGGATCGAGGTGCCGGCCGGCTTCACCACTGATCTCGCCAGCATCCCCTGGTTCGGCCGCTGGTACGTCTCCGTCGACGGCGACCACACCAAGGCCGCCGTCGTTCACGACTACCTCTACACCCGGGCCAGCGCTGCCACCTTCCCGAGCCTCACCCGCCGTGAAGCCGACCGCGTCTTCCGCGAGGCACTCCGCCTGCGCGGTGTCGGCCCCATCAAGACATGGATCATGTACGCCGCCGTAAGAATCGGCGGGGGAAGGATGTACCGTGACGAGTAGACTTTACAGCCAGGCCGACGGCGAGGAGCCGCGGGGCATCGAGGCGCGGTTCCTGGAGCACATCGAGCGCGAAGGGTTGCGAGAGTTCGGGGTGGTGCCGTCGCTGACCAACGATCGCCAGCGGCTCAAGGAGCTGCACGGCGGCTCCCCAGGCTTCCCCGGGTGGCTGCCGACTGCCGAGGGCGGTGCTGCCGGCTTCTGGGTCGACTGGCGGGACGACAGCGGCCGGACGCGAGCCACCGGTGGAGCGCTGCTCTACTCGACGGCGCCGGCCGATCTGTGCGAGTTCGTCAACGACGCCCACGGCATGGATGCTGCTGGCCACGAGATCCGGCTGGAAGGTGATGCAGCGCGGGAAGCAGCGAGGATCCGCGGGCCGGTGGTCTTCTCCGGCAACTTGGCGGTGTTCGACCCCGCCGACCGTGGCAAGGACGGATCAGGCCTGTCGAAGTGGCTGCTGCCGATCACGCCGCTCATGAACAAGGCGCTGGCCAACGGTCTGTGGGGCGAGCCAGCGGCATACGTGACGATCCTCCGGGATGTGCAGGTCGACCACCTCCAGCCGCACTATCGCCTGCCTACGCTGGCCGCTGGTGTCAGATGGCAAGTCCCTGGCCAGCAGGATCCAGTGCTCGGCCATCTCGGCGTGCAGTCACCCGATCACCTGCGGCAGGCGCTGACGGCTGCCCTATGCTGACGACATGGGCGCCCGACGGCAGCATCAGCGCGGCGTAGGACACCAGCCCAGATCGACCAGGAAGGCGGCCGGCGCACGACATGAAGCTCGGCCGACCCGACATACGAACAGCCAAGGCCCGGCTGTAGACAAAGCGGCCATACTCCGGCGTAGGCGCATCTACGACAGGCGCTCCCACCGTGCCGGGGTTCAGGACTGACAGCCTCTCGCCCACGCGGCTATAGACTGCTGTCGAGTTCGAAAAGTCGATGACCGCGTATCTCCGGTCCTCGCAAATCTCCCCCAGACTATCGACCACGTCCTCGCCGGCATCCCAGCGCCGGAAGGCCTCCATCTGCGATCGCGACGCATACTTCGTGAACAGCGCCATGATGTCGTTGCCCACGAAAGGTTCGGCCACGCGCTCAGGCGTCACCAGATCCTTGGCGGTGTCGAAGACGACCTCTTCGACAGCCCTGCAGGCGACCCATGTTGCCGCGGCCAGGCCTACGGTCACGAACCGGCGGCTGAGGCGCGGTGCACTCTCAGTGTGCTGCGTCATTCCTCCAACCCTCTGTCTCCCGCCTCTGCAAACGGGACTAAGATACCAATCGGCTCGCCAATTCGATGCAGTCCGCTGTGAGACCGCCTTTCAATACCAATGCAACGATAAACAACGCCGTCGATCTCGACTTCATTGTCGATTAAATGAGAAAAATCATATGTGTCGCGGTCTAGAAAAGTCGTAAACGTCACGCCACGGCCTTTAGTGGGTATAACGTCTATCGAGTTGAATGTTGGTCGGCTAAGCATCTCGGGCATCCTTACGGAATAGGGCTTGCCACTGCTCGGCGGTTATCGGCCCAGCATCGTCGGTAATCGTAAAGCCAGAAGCCGTGAGAAGCATTTCAGTCCTGATGCGTCGCGCTTCACGAAACGCTTCTACCATTTGATCGGGCGGCAACGGTGACAGATCTGGATCACAACGCATCATCGCCGCGGCGTGCCGCAGCCGCATGGAATCCCTGAGGTGGATCTCGGCGCAGCAACAGTCGATTTCATGCTGTTCCATGCTCGCTGCCCCTATGTCAGTCGGCTCTCGTGGAAGGCCGCCCATTGAGCGATCGCCTCGCTGAGATCTTTCGCGGCCTGGATGTCCTCGCGGTTATCTCGCCGCCACACATGCCCGAAAGCGGCGGTCTTGCCTTCGCGATGGGCGCGCATCTCCAACACCAGATTAAAATCAAAGCGTTCGAGTAGTTCCAGCCGGCCGCTCCCATCTGCATTGCGATACAGCGTTCTCATGGCCCTTCGATCCCTTACTGAGTGTCGTGGAGAACGGCCGCGATCCGACGATAGATGCATGCGGCCTCGTCGCTCGATCCGTAGTATTGTCGAGCAAGCGCGCCGTAGAGAGCTGCTGTTCGTCGGATGCGGGGAGCGTCAGCGGCAAGCACAGCTTGGTCGAACTCAATCTGCGCCAAATCAAGCTGTGCGAGCGGGCTCAGTTTGGACAGTGCAGGCTCCATCGGCCGGTGCTCCCTTTCCGGTTATCCGCGACGGGTGGTGTTCGCCATCAAAGCGAACCACCGCGCGAGGTCTTTAGCTCCCGGCAAATCGGAGCACTCGATTACGACAAGATCGTGCTCGCCAAGGTGCACGACGCATCGCGGCATGGCGTCAATCTTGAACTCGTTGGATCGATCCAGAGGCACGACACGGGTGATCCGTGCAGGGTCGATCCACGACCCATCGGGCATCTCAATCAAGCCGCCGGAGTAGGCTTGCGGATCGGCAGGATTGCGCGACCAGTCGGTGATTTTCATGTCCTCCAGCACGGCGGCCTCCTATGTCCGATTAAGCCGCCTGACGCTCACAGAGCGACCGCGCCCAGCTACCTTGCCAGTCACAGCGACGACCGTAGCGGCGGTGCAGCAGTTTCATTTGCTCCAAATTATCGGCGCAAATGTCATCCCAGATATCGTGCCATACAGCGTCGTATCGGATGCCAACGGGCGGTCTCCAAGAAAGAGCATCTGCCTCGACTACAGTAAGGCGGGCGTCCGATATGTGCGGCGCCACCAGAGCAATCACATCGGGTGACTTTTCAATTACCGTGACCTCTGTGACGATAGGCTTTTCCAGAACTTTCGTTGTGCAGTACCCCAGTCCAAGCCCGTTAATCAGGACGCGGCCTGACGCTTGGTGGATAAAGAAGCCGTGGTCGCGAATTTCTGCCGGAACGTCCGACATGATTACCCGCCCACGGCGTTTGAGAGCAGTGTACCGACCCGGCCGTATTGTGCGAGATCCAGGACTGAACGCTGCTCTAAGATTGTGAAATCTGGCGCCATCCTCGGTCACTTCAAAGTGCTCGATGGACCAGTCCCCAGATGCACCTTCGGGAATGTTCATCATGGTCGGCCTCCGTTGTCTTGAATCAGTCAGTTTCGTCTGGGGTGATGGCTGTGATCTTCTCGGCCATCGGTTGTCAGGCTGCCGCGATCACGCGGCGTCCTAGCTCGGTCGGCACCCAAGTCGTGCGCATGGTGTTCGCGGGCTGGTCTTCGCTCTCCGCTATCAGCCCGCGTTCCAACAGCGCGCGCAGGGTTGAGTTGCCGTTTGATCTTGTCAGACCATCGGGGTCGGCCGCACGGCGCAGATGATCGACCATGCGATGGCTAAGGCGTTTAGCGATGCGCGCTGCGTCATCTTTCGGTTCGTGCATCCCTGCCTCCGTTGTTCTGAATCATTGTCCACAGGTCGGGCAGTCACCTTGCGAGGCGGCGCACCCGGAAAACACGCCCGGCTCAATCTCGATGCCGGGACACGGCGGGCCGCCATGAGCGGGGCAGGCAAGGCCCGGCACGTACCCGTCGTACTTGAAGTCACTACGGAACATCCTTCCGGTGTACCCATCCCTGAACATCGGGACTTCAGGGCGCTCACCAAAGGCGGGCTTATCGCAGAAGCACTCCATCCCAAACTGCCACATCGGCACCGAGCATTTGCCAACGCCGTCTGTCAGTTCGTAGTGGTGTTTTGAGCCACGCACGGTCCTGCCTCCGTTGTTCGTCGGTTATCGCTCGCCGCCCAGGCGTTGAGTGGCGATGCGTTCAATTTCCTTCACGGCCTCGCGGATCATGGCGCACCGTCGGAGCGTGTTGTCCGCCCAATCACGATCGCTCATGGTTTCTGCCAACCCGGCGATCAGTTTGGCCTGTGCGTCGATGCTCATGGCCCCTGCCTCCGTTGTTTTGAATCTCAAACCAGTTCTTCGCCGGTGACCTCGCACCACCGGCGACGGGCACGCGCCCAGGCCCCGACGAACTGCTGGACCGTGTGGGTTTGGGGCTCGCCGTAGAACCCTGCGGTCGCAGCGTCCATCTTGTCCGCAAGATCGCGAAGTTCGTCCGCCTCTGGCCCCTGAAAAGCTCGCATCCGATCCGGTAAGGACGGCGCTGTGTCGCTGACTGGTCCTGGCATGTCCTGCCTCCTATGTCTGACTCTCGGCTTTGCCGCGCTCGTAAGCGGCTTCCGCTACATCCATGACGGCTCCGATCGCCACTGCCAAATGCGCCGGTACCTTCGGCTTGCCCGCTGTAATCCCGACCAGATAATCCAGCGACACCCCGAGGGCCGTGGCAATTGAAAGAGCGGTCGAGAGTGTGGGGTTGACCGCGCGCCCTTGCTCTAGCTCCCATACATGCGTCTTGGAGCATCCAGCACGGCGGGCCACTTCATCCAGGCTTAGGCGATGCTGCTTTCGCAAGTCGCGAATGCGCAGCGCCATGCCTGATGTATCGACAGTGTTGATGCCGGCCATGCCCTGCCTCCGTTGTTCTGAATCAGTCGGCGCTAACGCTTTCGACAATCGGCCGCATCTGCTCAACGATCTCGGGGAGAGCGCTGCGCAGAGCCAGGACGTGGATGTCGTCTCCCACGCTTGCGCCGTTGATCAGCATCGTTGTCACGTTCTCCAGCCGGTCGAACGCCAACCCGAGTTGCTCCAGTTCCTCGTCAGTCATGTCCGTGCCCCTATGTCCTTAAGCGGCTACCACCGCGCTTTCCCATTCGCCGCACCAGTCTGAATCCTGGGTCATCGGCCACATAGCCAGACCGGTGCGATCATCAACGGCAGGAGGCCGCCGTCTGCACGTCGCCGTGGTGTCAGGCTCGGCGTGCGCGCTTTCCGTCGAGGTGTCCCAGAAGCGGCAGGTTTCGCAGCGTTTCATTGCTCGGTGCTCCGTTGTTTGTGGTCTGGCACTTACCGTCGCCCGACCTTGGCCGGGCGCTAGTAAGGGTCAAACCTGAGCTTCCGCTTTAAACCAGGTGCGCCCCGTCATGGCCCCCGCGCCGATGTGGCCGTCGCGCTCCGCCTTCCGCCGCGCAGACTTGATCGCATCGCGCTTGCTCTCGGCATCAATCTCGTAGGGTATGCCGTTAATTTCGTCCCACGCGGGGTGCTCGAAGCGAAGAGTCACGATGTAGGTGGTCATGGCTTGTCTCCCGGTGCGTTGATAGGTATACTATGTACATTAAATCCCACTCCGTCAAGGAATAAAATGTACATGAAAAAGCGCGGTCGCCCGAAAAAGGACGGGGTCATGATCCACAGGAAGATCGCGGCCGACGTGATCGAGGGGGCCGAGGAGGTCCGCGCGGAGGGCGAGACTCTTACCGACCAGATCGAAGATGGTCTCCGGCGCCACATCGCCGCCCGCCGTCGAGCGAAGAAATGATGGACAAAGCGCATGGACAGCACGAATTACGTATACGTCATAGGGCACGAGGACTTGCCGGTTAAAGTTGGCATGTCGAAGAACCCGCAGCGCCGGTGTGACGCTTTTCGCGCTCACTGGCCCTATCCTCTTCGTGTCCTCCATGCTGCGCCGATGGACGATGCAAAATCGGTCGAAGCAGGCGCCCACTTTCTCCTCCATGAGCACCGACAACACGGAGAGTGGTTCAACGTCTCTGCTGAGCGGGCGATTTCTGCCATTCACGAGGCCGCCGAGCGCATAGCAAGTGGGTGGAAGCCGCCGTTTCGCATAGACCCAAAGCGAATACAGGCGCTCAAAGAAGCCTATGCTGCTGCCAAACTCTCGGGCGCTTCCATTGGTCGGCCAGATCGCATACCCCCGGCGCTGCTGGAGTTTGCGCGGGCTGATTGGCTGAACTCGGGAATGACGAACGAGGAAATCGCCAGTGCTTACGGCGTGACCCCGATGACCATGTGGCGCAAGTTTGGTGGGAGGAAAAAGGCCCAAGGAAGACCACCGCCGGATCGGAAGCCGCGCAAGAAAATGGGGGCTCCGGGTATTCCCGGTCGCCGTCCGTCGATCACGCCCGAACAGTGGGAATGGATCGGTGAGCAGCTTCGGAACAGCGTGCCGGTGACGGTCATCATGCGTGACCCGAAGCTGGCCGCGCTGGGCTGGGAGATTAAGCCGGTGCCGCACCGCGCCTCGGTCTACGAGTACCGGGCGCTGATGCAGGCGGGTGCCCCGTACCCCGCCGAGTGGGAGAAGTACGTTGAGCGTCACCGGGATTCCTCCGAGGTGTCGGACGTTTCTCCCGGCTCCCCGCCGAACTTGAGGCCTAAGCACGAGTAGGCATCCTCCGGGGCGTACATGCCTTCGCCGTGCAGGCTGTCAATGCAGCTCTCCAGCGCATCCCGCAGCCGGTCGTTATCGGCGGCCTCGTCCCGGTAGCGTCCTTCCCAATACCGGTGATCGGCCGGGTTGGCGGTCAGGCGCTTGATATTTTCGGTTAGCCGTTCGATCTCGTCGGCGGCAGTCCGGTGGCACTCCGTGATGTCGCTGAGCCAGCGCTCCATGACCTCTGGCGTGCGCTGGGTCGGCGCTGGCAGGCTCTTGTCCAGGTGACGGAGGTCGCGCGCTATATCGGTCACTGCTCACCCCCTTCGTTCATCTGACGAGAGGTTGGGCTTACGGTCTCGCCATCGCCGATCATGATTCCAATGAAGATCCGGTCGCTGATCTGGAAGCCGATAGCCCGACGCACCCGGCGAGCTAGGTACTCGGTAAACTCGCGCCGGTAGGCTCGGTCGATCCGCCACCACAGGAAGCCGAACAGCGGGGCGCGCCGGGAGCGGTTCGGGAAGCTCCAGCCTGATATCGGATCACCGTCGCGTTCCTCATCCAAAGCCAACAGGCGGTCGATCTCTTCCTGGTTCAAAGGCGGGCGACTGTCTCGCCAATCAGCCATTTCCACCTCCTTCGTTCATCTGACGAGCCGGATACCGCCCCTTGCGCCACGCCAGGAGCAGCAGGCGGCGCCGCACCTCGGCCGGACCGGTCCAGTAGAAGAGGCCGGACAGCGAGCGCAGGGTGTCGCTGTGCTGGCGGCAGTAGACCGGGCAGACGTGCGAGTGCTTCGTCGCGATCCGGGTCATGCCGCGCAGGCTGATCTTACGCAGCCCGCTGAAAACCTTTTTGACTGCCGGGCATCCCCACTTGTCCTGGGCGATGGCGTCGGCCGCCTCATATCCGAACTGCTGGCGGTAGTGGTCGAAGTTGACCAGGGCCGCTTGCAGGCCGACGGGCAGGTCATCAATCGGGAACTCATCCCGCATCGTGGGGAGCATCGTCATTCCTCCTTTTCGGACAGCCGACGACCGGGCTGCTTGCGGTCTAGGCAGTTCACGAGATTGTCGCCGTAGTCGGCTCCGCAAGCGGGGCATGGCCATTCAATTCTGACCTCGCGCACCAACCCGGCGTTGTACGGACATTGATGTTCGGGGCCACGCAACTCAGCCGCCCGGAGCATTAGCTTCCAGTTCTCTTCGGCCGTCCGGCCGGTAGCGTTGAGCGCCATGATCGGGGTCGGCACCTTCATCTCGTCAAAGACCTCGCGCGCCAAGTCCATGGCAGCGTTCTTTCGGCCGGGCGTGAGCGCGTCCCACGCCTTCGGGTCGCCGGTCAGTTTCGTGTGGATACGACGCGCTACGCGCTCAACCATTTCCATCGGAACCTCCGTCGTTCATCTGACGACCGGACATCACGAGCCGACCAGAGAGCCGTCAGGCTCCCAGGTGAACTCGCTCAGCGGCCGGTGCATCTGACAGCCGCAGCAGTAGGTGCCGGTGTAGAACTGCGGATCTCGCGCATAGGTCTCGGCAATCGCCATGCCCATGGTGGTGACCGTCCCACAGATCGTGTGCTTGTAGGATCGGCGCACGGGCCGGATGAAGCCCTTGGCACGTTCCTCCTCGCTTAGCACGAGATAGGTTTCGGCCTGCTTCCGTGGCGCGTCATCGTCGCGGCGCACCAGATCCGGATGGTTCGGGTCGGTCGTGTAGCTCATGTCGGCAGCCCTCCATGCTTGCGAGCAAGTGCGGCGGCCTCGCGGTTGTCTACCAGGCGAAGATGCAAACCGTCGTCTAGCTCCTGGATGGTGATGTTCAGGCCACCCGGCCGGATGGCCATCGCCTCGATGTCGGCTGCGGTGATCACGACGTGCTCTGCGCCGAACTTGACCATCAGCAGTCCGGCCAGCTTGTGCCAGTGATCACTGATCTTCTGCGTGACCGGATGGTTCGGATTCATCTCCATGTCAGATCTCCTGTTGAGGGTTCGACTGGGGTCCGGGCTTTGCTGACGCGTCCCGTTCCTTCTGCCGGCGCAGCTCGCGCTCAATGTCGGCATGGTCGAAATGAGGGTGTTCGATCATCTCGACGTAGACCCAGCCGCGCCCCTTGCAGAGGCTGCAGTAGTAGAGGTCGTCGATAGGGTCGCTGTCGCCGTAGCAGTCCGGGCACGTGTCGGTGGCGGAGCTGAAGTCGTCCGGATCCTCGAATTCGAACTCAACGTCAGCACTCATTGCCGCCCCCTTTTGCTGGTGCCTCGTCGGCATCGCTAAGATCGACGGTGAAGCGGTAACCAACATCACCGTCGACATTGGAGAGCCCGTTCTCCTTCGCCCATGCCTCAAAGAAAGCATTGTCGGGCCAGGGAATGGGCGTCGTACCGCCGGCGTTCCACCATTTGCGAAGATCGATGGACACACGGCCATCGAACCCGTCGGCCTGGAAGCCGAAGGCGGCGGCGATTTTCAAGGCAAGCCGCAGGCGCAGGATGTGAGTGCCTTGCTGTGCCGCTACGGTTCGCAGACGGTCAATCTCCTCAGCAGCGGCTTGGTGGCGCTCCGTGATGTCATCAAGCCAGCGCTCCATGACCTCCGGCGTGCGCAGCGTCGGGGGCGGCAGGCTCTTGTCCAGGTGACGGAGGTCGCGGGCTATGTCGGTCACTGCTTACCTCCTTCACTCATCTGACCGCAGCCGAAAACGGCGCTTGGGTGCATCTTGGGTGCAAATGGGAAATGTTCGCTTGGCGTTCTTGTCCGAGACGCTCGCAAGCGGAGGGGGAAAGCCGCAGAGTTCCGCGCTTTCTGGAACAGGCCAGTGCGTTGACATCGTAGGGGTGACATGCGCTCAACCTCAGCAGGCGAGCGGGATAAGTAATGTGGGTTTTGACGGTAGCGGTCCTCCGCTACCAACTTCCCCTACCATTTCGATGCGTTACGAAACGTTGTGCCGCCTAAAGGGCGTACCGCGCTCGTTCGCTCGTGTGACGGTGTCTTTGACGCTGCGTGTTCCGTGCCCGACGCGGCGTTCCAAACCGCTGTCGGAGCGCATTGCTTTGCCGCCGAATGCGCTTGGGGGCGGGGGCCGCCAGTCGGTGGTCCATTTCCGTCGCCGACCGCCGGTGCGAGACGCGCAGCAGGTATCGGGTGCGAGAACAATCCTGTAACAGTTGCCGTCAGTCGGCGCACAGTCGCCAAGTGATCGCCATATGGGACTCATGATCGACAGACCGAAGCAGCATGCCGGCCAACTCCAGTCGGCCGCGGATCTCGACGACGACGTTCTCCTGGCGCGTCTGTTCGAGATCCAGATGGATCTCCGCGAGCTCCTGCTCCGATACCAGATCAAACCCACGACGTTCGTCGGCATGGCACGCCAGGCGCGCAAGGCGATCTCCAGCACGGAAACCCGAGCGGATCTGCTTGAACTGCTGATCGAGCTTCAGGAATTCGGCGCGGCGGCGAAGGACCGGGGGGTGATCGGCGAAGCCGCGATGACGGATGCGGGGAAACATACCTCCGGCGCTTCCGCGGCGACCGCCAAGCGTCGGGGCACGCCGGAGAGCCCGGGCCAGGCCAGCACGCCCGCGGAACCGGAGCCGGAGCCGTCGCGACAGGACCGAGCCGACATCAATCAGAGCCTCTCGGACGAATTCTTCAAGGGCCTGGGCGACAGAGACACCGAATAG